GGCAATCTTGTTGCTCAACAAAAACAAGTTAAACTAGAAATTTCAGAACTAGAAGATGCTTTAATGGCAAGAGAAGAACTTCTTAATAAAATTAGTGGAGCAATAGAATTTGCTAATACACTTCAAGAAGATAAGCCGAAAAAAAAGGAGAAAAAAAATGCCTAGATTTGGAAAAAGAAGTAATGTAAATCTTGCAAGTTGTGATGAAAGATTGCAAAAAATATTTAATAAAGTTATACAACACGTAGACTGTTCAGTCTTAGAAGGTCATAGAGGTGAAGAAAGACAAAACAAATTACAAGAAGAAGGCAAGTCTAAAGTCCGTTACCCAGACGGTAGGCATAATGCTAGCCCTAGTAACGCTGTTGATGTCGCTCCTTACCCTATTGACTGGGATGATAGGGAACGTTTCCACCTTTTTGCTGGGTTCGTCCTTGGGGTGGCTAATGGGATGGGTTATACTCTTCGCTGGGGAGGAGACTGGAATATGAACTTTGAGGTAGATGATAATAAGTTTGACGATTTTCCTCATTTTGAAATAGTAGATTAATGTTAAAAAAGAGAGCGATAGTAACTCCTGATAAACATTTTCCTTGCGCAGACATCCCAGCTATAAAAGCAGTTTGCAAAGCAATAGAATTAGTAAAACCTAATATATACGTAGACTTAGGTGATACAGGAGAATGGGAAGCTTTTTCTAAACATAAATGGAGAGGTAAAACTAAACCACCTTTAGAATATTTAATAGATGGTTTTGATAGAGATGTTAAAAATGTTAATTCTGGTATGGATATAATAGATGAAGCATTAGATAAAGTAAACTGCAAAGAAAAACATTTTGTAGAAGGTAACCATGAACAATGGCTTAATTTTACAGTTGCTGAACATCCTTATTTGCCTCAATACTTAGTGCCTAACGCATTAAACTTAAAGGATAGAGGTTATGAGTATTACCCAAATGGAGAGTACTTAGATATTGGAAAACTTAGTTTTTATCATGGTAATCATTACGGAGGCCAATATCATACAGCTAATCATTTAAGAAAGTTAGGTTGCAATGTAATGTATGGTCACTGGCATGATTTACAGCATATGACTGCTACTCATAAAAAAGGACCAATAGGAGCATGGAGTTTAGGTTGTTTAAAAGACATGTCACATGAAGCTAACCAATGGCTTGGTCATAGGAAAATTAATTGGGCACACGCATTTGCTATAGTTGATTACTACGATGACGATAGATTTACCGTAGATGTTGTTCAAATAATAGATGGAAAAGCTAGAGTATGGGGTCAGTTAATAGACGGAAATAAATAGTGGAGATAAATGGAACAAGATGCAATAGAAAGTTTGATAGGCGAATACGGTTGGATGGCAGCTGTTGCATTTGTATTTCTAATAGGACGTAATACTATTGAGTCTCTTATAGAGGCTATTAAAGTTTTTGCTGGAGATGATTTAAATACTGACGATGTTATAATTTTTGATGAAAGACCAGCAAGAGTAGTAAGAGTAGGATTTTGGAAAACAATACTTTTTGTATATGAGGTAGGATGTAATAACGGAAAACCTTATATAAAAGGTGGAAATAAAGTAGCAATACAAAATGATAAACTGAAAGACCATATGATAGAAAAACCATTACCAATGTTAGATTTAAAGAAGTGGGATGATTGCATGGAGGATAAATGATTATTTTTTCTTACATGGTTGTGACATTTTTTATTATTAGTTTTTTGTTATACATATGGTTATATAGTTGGAATTTATTTAACATATGGGTAGATGATGATAAAGGTTGGTTAGAATGAAGGACACTTTAAGAGTTTTATCTAGTTACCCAGAGCTTGGTATAGGTACTAGCTTTTTTTCAACGTTAATAGGCTTTTTAAAGCTTTTAAATCCTATTTTAACATTTGTATCTTTGGGTATTGGTATAACAGTTGGTTTAATGACTTTGTATGCTAAAATAAAGGAGTTGTAATGTTTAAATTATTATTAGGTGGAATTATTAAAAAAAAGGGTGGAGCAAGAGCCTTGTTATTTTTAGCAGAACTTATAGTTAAAATAACTAAATCTAAAGAAGATGATAAAATGTTAAAAAAAATAAAACCTATTATTAAAAAGTTTTTATAATGGAAGAATTGCAAACCCAATTAAATCAAGCTTTTAAATTATTAAACAAATACGGTAAGTATATTGAAGAGCTTGAAAAAGAAGTTGCTTTACTTAAGAAAGATTCTCATCCACCGCAAGAGTATGTATGTTGCAAAGAATGTGGATGCAAGATAGCTAAAATAAAATAAAGGAGATAATATGTTATCATTAATTACATCAAATTGGGAATGGTTTTTGCTTGCACTATATGTGCTTGAAAAAGGCATTAAACTAAGTCCATCTAAAAAAGATGACTTAATATTTGATATGGTTTTAAAACCTATTATAGATAAGATAAAGAAGTAAATTATGGCAAAGCAGGTATGGAAACTAGGAAAGTTTGATAAGGGTATAAATTCACACTCAGACCCAAAAGATATTAAAGAAGGAGAATGGGTAGAGTTAGATGATGTTAATATATCTAAAGTTGGAGTAGCAAAAGCTATAGGTCAAGCAAATATTGATACTTCAGTTCATCAAACAAGTGCTGATAAAATAATTCCTGGAAATGGATTTTACAGATTTACAAGTGATAATTCTTATATGCCTGCTTCTCCAGCTACTTCTTACCATATATTAAATAATACTTTAGATGGAGGAGGAGGTACTTTTTCTGAAGCTATTTTTTCTATAGAATCATTAGTTTGGGTTTTCCCTAGTTCAAGCGAAATAGTTAATGGATATTTAAAATTTCAATTATTTCATGGAACTACAGCTATAACAGACCAGTTTACTGTTGTTCATTCTGATGGAACTCCTAATTTTTATACATCTGTAAATACTACTCCAAATAGTGCAGTAGAAGTAAATATATATGGAGGAACATCTGAATCTTTTGGAAGTTCAAATTTTGAAGATTTATATAATATAGATTCTTCAGCTCCATCTAATAGTGCTATGATAGGGCAGATATTAAATAATCCTTTTTATACAAGCGATACTTCGTCAACCAACCCCTCCGATATTACAGGTTCAGATTATTCTAGTCTTAATGTAGAATTAGGAGATTTTGGTTGGAGTTCTATTCCAGATTGGTTTAGTAATGGATTTTTTTATAGTAGCAATAGTAGTCATTTAAAATCTGATGCTTTTTGGGACAGAAGTTGGGCTGGTGGTCAGTATCATGAAATTGCAGCAAGTTATTACAATGATTCAAATTTACCCTTTTCAGCTACATTTGATGCAAGTAATTATCCAAATGGTTCCTTAAGTATAGATACTCATGATATGATGGGTTTTTATAAATGGAGTGGATATAAAAATGAATACGGAAATATGGATTATACAAATACTAATAGTGGTTTTACAGTTCCAGTAGAAACGACACAAAATTACTATGATACAGATTATGATATGAGTATAGAATATTTTAAAATGAAAAATGCATTTCAATCTCAATTAATATATGAAATAAATAACTATAGTGGAGGTTCAGCTTCTGATAGATTTTATGCTCAATATTTAGAAAATACTGCTGGTGATGAAAATATAAATGATTACGATTCTAGTTCTTCTACTCCACCAAGTGCTAGTGGAGACGGTGGAAATGATTGGCATGTTTCAGAAGAATTGGATGATATGATTAGATTGTTTCCAAGAACTTCAGGGGCTGTATCTGGAGCTATTAATTGCAAAATGACTTATTATAATACAAGTGGTGCTTCTATATCTTCAAATGGAGGAGAAGCTGGAAGTACAGGTATTTCATCAGCTGTTCATTTACTAGATGATAAAGACACTTATGGTTTTATACCTAGCGAAGGAGATTCATACGAAGAAAATAATTTAGAAACTTTTAATGTTACATCATTAGGCCCACATGGGGGAGCAATGGTTTTAAGAGGCAATACAAGTCTTCAAATAGGAGACCCTGATACAACTCAAGAAACATGGAAATTTATATTAAAAGGGAATCCAGCATCTGGAGTAATGTTAAGCTTATATTTTGAAGGAACTGGAAGTGCTATTGATGATAAAGAAATAGTAAACTTTCCAATAAATTATGCAACAAATGAAGCAGCTTTAATTGCTTTAAAATCAGATATAGATGCTTTAACTGGATATACATCTGGTTCTGTTACTGCTGATTCAGATAGTTCTGGAGAAATTTATCCTGGCTATTATTTAGAAATAAAAGCAAGCACAGGTGCTCAAAATCATCAATTTAATTTAAGGGCTGAATGGAGAGATTTTAATGGAGATTTTGTTTCTACAATAGGAGTTGATGATGAACAATTTGCTTTTATTTCTCAATCAAATGTTAACATTAATACTGGTTCAAATGTTTTAAACCCTTTAATATTCAAATTATTTAGTACTTTTTCAAACACTTGGATTACTCGCTTTGCTAATCCTATAACTAGCATATCTGATAATAATGCAAATAAATACTTAAATTGGTATGCTATTAATACTGTTGATTCTAGCTTAGTTTCTGACCCTTTATTTTATGATGAAGGCAATGTTCTAAGAATTGCAGAAACTAATTTTTCTTTAAAACAGCAATTAGAATCAACTTATTTTGATGATAATGTAGTAGATAATATATACAATGATTTTTCAGGATATATGTGGGCAAATCCTACTCAATGGTTAGGTTATAAAGATATAAGCAATCATTTTGGTAGTGCTTTTAATTATTCAACAGATACAAAAGGATTTTTTATAGGTCTTCAAGCTAAAATATGGAATTATACTAAAAGCTTAAATCAAAATAATGTTAATACAGGATTAGTCGTAGCAAGTACAAATAATTTAAGAGATTCAAATCATGCAATAACTGGCAATGATTCTTTAATGAAAGTTCACTTTCACCAAGGTAGTAGCGGTGGAATAGATTGGACTGGCAGTATTAAAATATATGCAGTTGCTTGTTATGACGATGGAAGCGAATCATTACCTAGTCATTATTTTTCTAGTTCATCTCCATCAGGAGTAGGTTATTTTGATGATGACGAAAATAATAAAACTTTAAAATTAAGAGTTTTATTTAAACCTGCAAATTCTTTAGGAGATAAATGTTTTGATGATGCAAGAATAAATGGAATAAGATTGTATTACACTCATTCAGAAGAAAATAATTCTACATTTTGGAATTTAGGTAAATTTGATTTTAATAGAGGTTTTGTAAAAGCTTCTGTTGTAGATACTACAGATTCAACAGATGGTCTTGAAAGTAAATATCAATGGGCAACAGCAAGTGAAGCTAGCATTGGAGATAGTAATACTACTGCAGCAGATAACAATAATATTACTTTATGGGATGGAAGTACTTATGATATAGAGTATATTCAAATGCCTAAAACAAAATCTTACGAAGATATTAATGGATTTTCACCTTTAAATAATACTTTGCATGTAGATTTTAAATCTGCTTGTATAGCAGGAAGAAGAGCTTTTGTAGGAAATATAAGAGTTTGGAATGGTTATTCTTATGAATATTATAATGATAGAATGGTAGTTAGTCCTGTAAATGCATTAGACTCTTTTCCATACCCTGCTAATATTTTAGATTTAGATATATCAGATGGTGATGAAATTATTGCATTAACTTCTTATGGAGATAAAGTATTGCAATTTAAAAAGAGAATATGCTATATACTTAATATATCTACAGGTATAGCAGCTGAATTCTTTATTGAAGAAAGACATAAATGGAAGGGAATACAGAATAAAAATCATTATTGCATAACAGATAATGGTATATTTTGGGCAAATGATAGAGGTGCATGGTTATATAATGGAGAAGAACTTAAAGATTTATTTATAAGAGAAGACAATGACAGTTCTCAGCAAATTATCAACAGAGATGAATGGGCTTCTTTTATATCCGAAGCCACTGTTATAGGCTACGATGCTTTTACTAGAGACATTATTATAGTCAAAAAAAATAAATATACAACAACAGGAGATTCTGATTGTTTTATATATTCTTTAATAGTTAATTCTTGGACAAAAGGAATTAAAAGATTTTATCCAGGTAAAAATAATTCTATAACTAATTTTCAAAATACAGGTTCGTTAGGTAAGTTATGTTATTTATCTGAAGAAAACAATGCAGGGGGGAGTCCTGATACTTCAGGCTCTATACATTAATGGCTAAAGCTATCAAATTTAAATCATGGAGTGATACAGCAGTATCTACAGTTAATTTTAAAATGACTACAAAATATACTGATTTAGGAGCTCCTGATGCTAAAAAGTCTATAATAGGTATTATATGCAATTTTAATAAAGGTTCTGTTAATACTGCAAATTCACATGCTTTTTTTGCATTAAGATTTATGTATAGAACTAGTTTAGATGAAAGTTTTAAACAATTACTAGTAATGAATAACAGTTATCAAAATAATAATGCTAATCAAAGCATTGAAGTAGTAAAGAATTTACCAATACCTTTAAAAGACGTTTACAATATTCAGATTAAATTAGAAGGTCTTAATATTAAAAATGATTTTAGTGTAAACGATATAGGTATAATTTTTAGAAAATATAGAGACACTAACGTTGTGAGTTTAAATGAATAAAAAAAACTTAAAATCGTTATTGCAAAATAAACAAAAGATAATTGGTAGAGCTACTGGTTATCCATCGCAATCATCTGGTAGAGATGGTGACTTTCAAGTAAGAAGAATACCTGGACAAGGTATTTTTTTATTTTACAAATGGAATAACAGATGGTACTCTTCTAGGCTTACTCAATATAGACCTAAATCAGCTGAACATAAAGAACCTGTAAAATTACCTATAGGTATTAAGCCTATTAAAGAAGGTGACTTAACTGTTAATAATGGATTAGTATCTGTTGGAAAGTCTGGTAACAAAACTAATAAAATAATATCTATAGATAAAAATAATTTATCAGATATAACTACACCTGTATATTTTAAAAGAGCAGATACAACTGATATGGGAACTGATGAATCTAAAGACCCTACATTCCTTATAGAAAATACAGGACATGCTCATTTAAGATTTTATTCTCCTAGTAATGTATATGACCAGTTTTTATCATTTGGAAGAAGACATCCTGAAACTTTTACTACAAATGCATGGTGCATGGGGTTAGATTCATCTACTAATGTATTTAGATTAATGTATAGAAGCACTGGCGGTACTAGTGCTAGTGACCATAGTGTAATGAGTAACGTAACTCCATCAGCTGGAGATACTTACGAACAATTGTCTGTTACAAGCAATGGCGTATTAAGATTAGGTTTAATACAAAATGCTGGTACAGATACAGATAAATTTTTAGTGTCTGACAATGCAAATAATGGTTATGTTAAATTTAGAACAGGAGCTAATGTATTAGCTGATATAGGAGGTCAAGCTGCTGGAAACTATATAACTGGTACTGGCTCTTTATCTGCTCAAGATTTAACAGATATAGGTAATTTAAGTGGAACTAATACAGGTGACCAAATTATACCTAATAATTATTTAAGAGATAATGCAGACGATACAACTTCAGGGACTATAACCGCAGCAGGATTTACAACTACTGGTACTTGGACTTTTGATGATGCAACAAGTGGAACAGTAGGTATTACAACAGTTCATACAGGTAGTAGTTTTACAGATAATGATACATCTTTAATGACAGCAGGAGCTATTAAAGAAAAAATAGAAGATTATGGTTATATTACTACAGCAGGAGATATTCATAGAGTTAAATTTACAACAGATAGTGGAAATCATTCTATAACTACTGGCAATGCAGATTGGACTGTAAGTGGTGGAGAAGGAATAGATACAAGTATTAGTACTTCAACAATTACTATAGCAGCAGAAGAAGCAACAAGTATTAATAAAGGAGTTGCATCATTTAATAGTGGCAATTTTGATGTATCTTCAGGAGCAGTTTCTATAAAAGATGAAGGTATAGATGAAGACCAACTTGCTAATGCTTCAATTACATATGCTAAAATACAAAATATGACTAATGCAAGAATGTTAGGTAATAACTCAGGAGGAGCAGCAGCACCAAGTGAAATGACTCAAGCTAATGTATTATCATTTCTAGGAGTAGAAGCTGGGGCTACAGCAGACCAAACTAAATCTGATATTGATGGATTAGGAATAACAACTGTTGGAACTATTGATACTGGTACTTGGCAAGGTACAGCTATTAATCAAACATATCTTGTAGGACAAAGCGGAACAAATACTGGAGACCAAACAAAGGCAAGTTTTGATTTAGACCATTTATATACTTTAGTAGGTGCTGCTTCTGATGATGCTGAACATTTAGGTACATTTACTGGTAGTACAATTTCTGATAGTCAAACTATAAAACAATCATTACAAGCTTTAGAAACAGCAGTTGAATCAGCAGGTGGTGGAGCATCAGCTTTAAACGATTTATCAGATGTTACTTATTCAAGTGGAGATTTAACTATATCTTCTTTAGATAAAATTATAACTTCTGGAGACTTATATTTTGATGCAAGTGGAGATATTACTTTAGATGCAGATGGTGGCGATGTAACTATAGTAGACACTAGTCCAAGTTCTGCTAAACCAAGTTTTCAAATAACATCTACTGGGGCTACTACATTTGGTCCTATTATAAATTTTTATCACAACTCTGCATCTCCTTCTGATACTGATTATATATCTATGCAAAATTCTACAGGTAAAAATGATGCAGGCCAAGATGTTGTTTATATGAGTGATAATCTTATATTATCAGATGTAGCAGATGGAGAAGAAAGAGCTTATTTTCAAAAATCACTTATGACTCATGGAAGTTCAAGAAATGCAATTAAATTTTCACCTCAAAGCGATAATACTGTTGATACTGACATAGGATATGGAGCAGCATCATCTACTACTATTGCTGGTGATTTAACAATTACTGGTGGTAATATAACAAATGCAGTAACATTTGATGCTGGTATTACTGATGCAGGAACAATAGCAGCAGGTACATGGAATGGAACAGCTATAGTTGATGGTAAAATAGCCAGTGCATCTACTTGGAATGGTAAACAAGATAATTTAACATTTGGAATTTCTAACACTAATGCAGTTAAAATAGATGCAGCAGATGTTGCAGATGATGAATATGCTAGGTTTACAGCTAGCGGATTAGAAAGCAGAACACTTGCAGAAATTAAAACTGATATAGGTACAGGTAATAGTGCATTAGTACCAGCAGCAGGTAGTGCTGGTGAATTTTTAAAACACGATGGAACATTTGGAACACCTTCTTATATTGCTAATACAGATACAGATGTATCTATTGAAAACCTTGAAAATAGACTTGCTCAAATAGATAATGGTGTTACATATATTGGGGCAACTTCTAATGATGATATACAGCCAAGAGGTGAAGTTAGATTTGCACATTCTGCAAGTTTTGTAGAACAACCGACAGATTCGTTTCTTGGTTCGACACATTATATTTCGTGGAGCGAAGGTAATAAATACAACTTAACCTTACAAGGAGCTAATATAAATTTTGCAAGTCATCCGTCAGGAGCCTGTAATTTACTTTTAAAATTAACTCAACCTGCAAGTGGTTCTACATTTACAAGCATAACTTGGACTTTAGATGGAAGCGATACTCTTTTATGGCCAGGAGGAACTAACCCAACTCTATCGAGTGCTAATGGAGCAGTAGATATATTAAGTTTTTACTTTGACGGAACAAGTAAATATTATGGAGTAGCAAGTTTAAATTTTAGCTAATGAATAATCCTATAAACAGAACAACAGTCCAAATAGAAGATAATAAATTTAAAATTCATACTAAGCATTCACCTATTAACTATAAAAAGCCAGATGGTTCTTATGAAGAAATAGACTTAAAATTTCAAGATACAACATCAAACATTGGTGAAATATCTTTATTATCAAAAAACATTGTAAGTGTAGGTAAACGCAAAGGAAATAACCCTCATAAAGTCGTTGGAATAAGACCAGACATTAATCAACATTTAGGAACACAACAATTAGAATTTAGTTTAATTAATGTAGAATTAGATGAAGAATCACAAAATTTTAATGTAGAAGAAGACTTAGAGATAAAATTAAATACTTGCAAAGTTTATCAGCTTGTTAAATTAAATAAAACATTCAATGATTGTAAAATAGAATTTGATATACATACTAAAGGACTTGAAATACAGAATGTTAAATATGAAAACAATGAAACAATTCGTGATTATGGATTTAATTTAAATAATGTCGGTGAAAATAATGGTAATTCTATGTTAAATACACATAGCAATTATACAAAATTAAATAAAGATATTCCATATTTAGATTTTACAATAGGTAAAATTAACAATGAATTTATAACTATGGGGCAGTATACCAATACAGAAGAATTTGGTAGTGCAGATTTAAGTAATTACAGTGTGAATGAAGATTTATATACTCACGGTAGTGCAGTATATTACCATAACTCTATTGTTTTTACTGTTTGTGCTTACAATATAGACAATTTTAAAGATATAATAATAAACAATTTATGCTCTATGTATGATTTGAAAGATTATGATGATGATGGTTATGGTAAATATTTAACAAAAGATAATAAAAAAGTAATTGGCTATTATGTAAAAGACAATGTGTTTGTTGGTTTTATTAATACCATAGAGATTGCTAATGAAATTAAAAATTTATTTATTAGAAAAACATTTGAAGATACATCTTGTTTAAATATAACATTAGATGATTTTTGCAACGACATAACTAATAGATTTAATAAAAACTTAACATTAGAGATAGATACAAATTATTATCAGCCTATAAATGATAAGTTCCAATTTAAAATTAGCAACGAATCTTTTTATATACGCAAACCAATTGCATTTGATAAAGATTACAATGCATTAGAATATGACACATATCATACATTAAAAGACAATGGAGATGGTAGTTATAGATACACCAAAATTTTAAATGTTAGCTCTGCATTACTACCTAATTCTGCTCAATATATGGACGTTAATTTGTCTACAATACAATCTGATGCATATTTGCCATTACATAGGACAAATCTGATTGGCAGTAATCAAAAAAGTGCATCTTCTTTACTCGCTGCAAGGGTTGCTGCGTCTGGTACTGGTAATCAATCACAAACTGGCTTTCTTGCAACTTCCAACATAAGGTCTCTTGGAAGTTATGTACAACAAACGACTACGAGTGGTCAATTTGGTAGTTCAACCACAAGGCACGTAAATTATCTACAATGTCATCACGCATTCGATACATCTGGCATAACATCAACAGTTAGCAGTTCAAAATACATTCTTAATACAACTGTTACAGACGATAAAAGCACAACAACTGCAGTTAATATTATTATATTAAAGTCAACTTATGATGGGTCTGATTATGATGATTCAACTGCTGGTTTAACAGCAGAAAGAGCAACCTTTAATGATTTTGCTGGATTTACATCTGGTTGGGACGCAGATGATGTTACTGAATATTCAGCTTCAACAAGTTTACCAGCTACTTCAAGTTTTGCAACTTACGAATTTGATATGAACGCAGATGCTAAAGCAGACATTGAAAATAATGGCACTTTTAGTGTAGCTGGAATAGATTACGATGAGTTTTATCTTAACTCAAATGATTCATCGTGGGGAACTGTTCCTTCTTCAACTGGTAATTATTTAGCACAAAGAGCAGTATTTGTAGGACAACCAGATAATACTTCAGTGGGGTCACGTCCAATTTTAGAAGTAACGACTGGAACAGTATCAACACCAACTGAAAATGCAACATTCTTTGGAGCTAATTTTTAAATAAAGATATTGGAATGATTAAGAGAAACAATTATATTAATATGTCTGAAAATCTAATAAATAAGGACTTGAAATGGCTTACGTAAATGTTAATAATAAATTACGAGATAAAAAACAACCTGAACCTAAAAAAGCTACAGCTCTTGATTCAGCATTAGAATTAACAAAAACTGGAATTAACGCTAGTAACTATTTAAATACGAGAAATGAAAGATTACTGTCTGAATCTGGTTACCTAGATTTAAAGGTTCCTCAAGTTGAATCTTCAGACCCACTATCTCCTGCTACTAATTTTAATATGTTTGATAGAAAAGCAGGCAAAGGTCCTTTGAGGGGAGCTAAAGATAGAATTAAACTAAGTGATGAAGGAAAAAAGTATTTTGAAAATATAGCAGGGGATAAAACTTTTGCAAGGGAAGAGTATTTAAAATGGGCTGAAGAAAAAGGTTTAGATGATGTAAATTTAGGAGACTGGGGTTTATCTAATAAAAAAATAGAGAAATTATCAGGCGATAATAAAACTATTTATGACAAAATACCTGGATATAAAACAGAAACATTTAAAGATTTATCAGGTGAAAGTTTAGATGATTTTATTTCAAAAAAGCCAGAAGTTAAAGAAGGAATGAAATCAGTACTTGCAGGAGACGTTCCATTATATGATGAAAGCATGGCTTTATCAAATGCAGCTAAAACAGTTGCTAATCAAGCTGAAAGTATGATTGGACCATTTGCTCCTAAAATATCAGGAACTTTTAAGGATACAACAAGTGGTTTAAATTCTCTTATAAAGCCTATGACTGGAGTTACAGAACCTTCTAGTACACTAGGTATAGTTACTTCTGGGATTAAAAATGATGCTCAAAGATGGATGAATAAAGGTAGAGATTTTCTTGGAACCCCTTCTTTAAATACTCCTTTAAAAGAGAATGTTATAAAAGGAACTGGTTTATTGAATACACCTTTAATGAAAGCAGCTATAGACCCTAAAAAAGCAGTAATGGATAAAGCTATGTCTAGTGTTGGAATTAAGCCTAATTTATTAAGTGGATTAGGTCCTGCTGGATGGTTAGCTCAAATGGCTTTAGGCCAATTAGGTCAAAAAATATTTAAGCCACATACAGCTGTTGGAAAATTATTTAAAAATATATTTTAGGAGAAACACATGATAGAAGTTAGAAAGATAAAAACAAAAGAAGAGTATGCATATGCTAATAAAATGGCTAAAAAGAATGAACATTCAATTCCTAATGCTACTCATGTATTGCATAACAAAGAAGGAGATGTAGTAGGCCTATGGTCATTAGCGAGTGTTCCTATGGTATTTGTATGGCATCATACAGAGAAAATGGACAAAACTGATAGTATATATTGCAATGAGACTATAGCTGCTTTAATGGATGAAAAAGGGTTAAATAATTTTTTTATTGCCTGTGATAAAAGCTCTCCTTACTACAAATACATGGATAAATTTGGATATGAATCTTTAGACTGGGAAACTTGCATATTTAATAAGGATTTAAAATAAAGGAATTATATTATGTGTGGTCATAAAAGTAATAAAGATGAAGCTTGGTGGCAAGTTAAAAAACAAATAGCTGACAATCCAGGAAGAACGCTATCTGGTACAACACCAGGTGCTGAACTTACAGGTTTTAGTAGAACAGCTAACAGAGCAGTTACTGGCGATTTAACTGTTGATGACCAAGATAAAAGCAGTTCTAGTATAAGTGAAGAAAAATTTAGAAGTTGGTATGACCCTATGTTTGAAGCAGTAGTTTCTGACCCAGCAAAAGCATTAATGGGAGAAGGACCTGCTGGTTTACAAGGAATGGATAAATTTATTGGTGCTCAAGAATTGCTTGAAAATGCTGGATTATCTGGACAATTGCTTAGTGGAGCTTTAGGAGCTGCTGGAGGAGAAGATGCTAAACTTTTAAAGGAGGATGCAACAGATTTTAAAGAGAGTGGAATTAAATTAGACCAAGCTGAAAGTCAGTTTAAGCAAGAAGAAGAAAGCATAGAAGAAGGATTAAAAGGAGCTGAACAAACTAAAGATGATTCTATATTAGAAAATAGAGTACAAAGACAAAAAGCTTTATCAGAAAGTATTCCTGATTATGAAAAAGCAAGAGCTGGTTTGGCTAAGTCTGGGATAGCTTACTCTGGACCTGCTATGGCTTCAGTTCAAGCTTCGGATGAAGCAAGAGAAATGGGCATGGAAGATATATCTAGAGATAGCTCTCAAATAATGAAAGATTTTAAGGATACACGTAGCTTATTAGAAGGAAAAAGAAGTACAGCACAAGAAAAATTAGACACAGATAGACAATTGTTTGCAACAGGATTATCTGGATTATTAGGTAATACAGAAACCAAAGCAAATCAAATACTAGGCAATGCTTTACAGTTGCCAGCTAATTGGAAAAAAATGGGACAAAATATAGGAAGCGGAGGTTTAGTAGGAAGCAATAAATATGGAGGAGGAATGGGAGATACTAAGATGTTTGAAGAACAAGTATCTGATGTTGGTGCATTAACTGATTTAAGTTCATTAATTAATACAACATCTAACCAAGCTTCAAATTTATCTAATTATTTTGATAATATAAACTTTGATAATTTTACACCAGAAGATTCAGAAGGGTAATACATGAGCACAATAAAAGGCATTACTGATATATTTAATTCATTAACTAATTTAGAAAAAGTTAAATTAACAGAGCAGCAATTAGCTGATAAACAAAATCAAAGAAACATAGCTCAACAAGCTAAAGTTGTAGCTCAAGAAAGAAAAGATAACCTTGCTTTAACTAAAGATAATTTAAAAAATAGACGTGAAGAAAATGAAACAGAAATAAATTCACTTGTTCAAGAAATAGAAAATTGGAACATAGTTGCTCAAGATTGGAGTACTATAGATGATAAGTTTGGTAAGGGAACAACTGAAGATGGAAAAGAAATATTAAATAATCTAGGAATTAAATACGGAGAAAACTTTAAATTTAAAGAAAAAATGTCTACTGATTATAGAGAGCAATTAAATAATACTACTAATTTAATAAACTTTCAAGATGATGTTATTAATGACTTAAGTTCAAAATTAAATCAAATAACAAGATTAGAAGAAGATTGGAAAAAAGTAGGTACTGATGCTGCTAACAAAGGAATAAAAGATGTAGAAGATGTACTTGCATATATAGAATCAGATACATTAGGCACTGATGGTTCTAGTAGATTTTTAAATGAAGAAGGAAATCCTAATTATCTTGGAAGAGCATTTATGAAAATAAAAGAAACTCCTACAGATACAGGATTTGTAGATAACGCTGAAATTGATGCTGCATTAAGTAAAATTACAGAAGAAAAAGAGGTTGCAGAAGGATTAGATAAAAAAGAGTTTGCTCGTGATTTAGATTTTTCATTTGAAGAAATTAGTTCTACTGAAGATTTACTTGGAAAAGATGATGATATGTTTAAAACAATGGGTGGTAAAATTGCTAGCTATAAAGGTAGTAAAGATTTATACGAAGAAGAAGGTAATCAAAAACAATTAATGCAATCAGTGCAAAGTAAAATTAAAAAGATTTTTGACTACTCTAATGAAGGTAGATTTGGTGGAAGATTTGGAACTAGCAAGGCTTGGCGAAATTCTGATATTATGAAAAAAATTAATGCAATGGGAAATATGAGTTTTGAAAATCAAAAAGATTTAATGGGTCAAATTTATGATATGATAATGCCTAACCCTAATAAAAATGAAGTACTATATGGTTCTAATAAAATATGGTCAGATAGTATAATGGAAGAAATAGACTTAGCAAGTGGTTTTGGTAAACAAAAAACTCAAGAAGACCTTTTAAAGCAATACTTAACTGTGTGGGGCAAATTAAACAATAAGCTCTACCCTAAATAATTAAGGTAATAAATGTCTAAAGTTACTGGATACGATTTTCTTAATGTTGATGAAGACAATTGGGATGATTTAACATACGAAGAACAACAACAAAAAATTGAAGATGAAAAACAAAAACTTTTTGAATCTTTAAATACTATACAACAAACCGAATATAAAACTCAAAGTGATGTTGCTACATATATAAGAAACCAATCTTTATTAGATGGTGATTATGATAAATTTGAAAACCTTCCTGACGAAAAAATAGTCGAATATGGTAAAGCTATGGATATGCCTATAGCAGACGAAATATATGAACCTACTGCAGGAGACATTTCTGCTTTTAAATTAAATCAATTAGAAAATAGATTATATAACATGGATGCTTATGGTATTGGTGGTAAAGATTTAAATTGGGGAGACGTTGGAGAAACGCAAGCTATTTTAGATGAAGGTATAGCTGTCTGGGATGATTATATTAAAAATAATCCTAAAGCTAGAGCTACAGCAGAATGGTTAGGGAGTGAACTTGAAACTCTTGATAACCCTCAAGAATTTGGTAAATGGATACTTAGCATGGGATACGATGTAGGAAGCTCTGTAGCTTTTTCTGCCGCAAGTGCAAAAGCAGGTGGTCTTTCAGGAGGATTTGTAGGTAGTTTTATTCCTGGCGTAGGGACAGCTGTAGGAGCTACAGTTGGAGCTGTAAGTGCTGGTGCTGCCGCTAGTTCAGTTCAAATGGGAGGAAACACATTAAGAAGTGAATACGAAAGATTGCAACAAGATTCTCAATTAGATGGTCAACAATTTATGAAAATGGTTGAATTAGCTAAGGAAACATACAATAAAGAGTATCCAGATGGAAATTTTAATACCAATGCTGTGGATGAAAATGGAAAGCCTCTTTATCCTATGCTCTTTGATAAAAATAACCCAAATGGAACAGTTACTAATAAAACAGAAGTATTTAATCTTTATTTAAAAGATAGATTTCAAAGAATAGATGATAATAATTTTATAATGAAAGGATTATCTGGTGAAGAAGCTATAGCCGCTGCTACAGGTACAGCAAATTGGTCAGCTTCAGTTGGTGCAATAATAGAACAAATTTCTATGGCTGGTAAAATATTGAAATTATTACCTAAAGGAAGGTTTAATCCTAAATATTTAACAAATAATACCTTTACTAGAATGAACGATAAACTTAAAAATAAAGCTTTATTATATCCTAGAAGTGGAGTTAAAAATAGAGTAAAAGCATATCTTACTTATGATGGTGTTAAAGCTTTAACTGAAATGTCTTCTGAAGCAACTGAAGAAGTTTTACAAGGATTTAATGATGCTATTGCCTCTACCTATACACCTGAATTAGCAGGAAAAGGAATTATTAAAGGATTAGAAGAAATGTATTATCCTCCTACTGATTTTTATGACCATCATGGAGGATGGACTCAGCTTAGAGATGAAATAGCTGGTGGTATGTTAGGTTCTGCTCCTATATCTACAATTACAGCAGGTAAGAGTATAACTACTCTTGGTGATAGAAATATAAACAGAAACATACTTAAAAAATCTAAAACACAAGAAGGTGTCAGATATGCTGTTGAAAAAGGTGTAGATGAACAAAACAACACAACATATAATGTTGTCGGTTATAGAACTACAAAAGAAAAGGGTAAAAAAGCTGTAGCTGAAAAGTTAGATGTGAGTCAATTAAAGGATAAAGATGGAGAAACATTGCAAACATCTTTTTCTAAATTTGATGATGCATTTAATGTAGCTGATACATATACAAAACAAGAAGCTGCTAATTTAAATCAAATTACTGCTTGGAGATACAGAGATATTAGAAACGGTGATACTAAAGTTGTAGAAAACGATGATGGTACTTTTTCTGTAGAAATATATAATAATGATGGAGAGCTTTTTCAAAAAGACGAAGAAACTTACAATAAAAAGTATAAAGCCAATAGGAGAAATAAAGAACTTTCTAGTATTATAACAGATATAGGAAAAAACTATACTAAATATAAATTAGATAATATAGAAGATAATGATGTTATCAATAACTATGAACGTGCAAGAAATAATATTAAAACAATATTAGAAAACAATAACCAAGATATAGAAACAAGTGCTTCTGATTTAAATACTAATATGAGTATTGCTGCATTTATGATGGAAAAATTACCAGATACTGCTAGTAGTGAAGCTAGAGAATTATATAATGAAAAAATGGACGAAACAATAGATAGTCCAGATAAAATTATAGATATAATAAAAAATGATACAGACAATAATGTTTTAACACAAAGAGGTCATACTCCTGAAAAAATATTAACTGCATTTAATGAAACTTTTGGCCCAGATAGTGGTAATCCTATACCTAATTTTAATTCTAAAAGAACTGAGTTAAACAATGCATTATACCCTAAAGGAGCACCTGTTAATCAAAATAAAGCTCCTGATAAAACAACTGGTCCAGATAGTTTACTTACTGTAGGCCCTGGAGACATTACAGTTGATGATGGTCCTGTAGAAGGTCCAGATGTTAGCTTAGAGGGGCCTACCGAAGGACCTACTCAAGGACCTGTTTCTCAAGAACCAGAAGAATCTAAGGGACCTACTAAATCTAAAAAACCTAAAAAAAGCTCTAGTTTAAAGAATACTGATATAAAGATAATAAATAAAAATATAGAAGATTTAAAGGGTCAAATACCAAATATAAAGGAAGGTACTACTGCAAGAACTTTTGCCGAAAAAAGGCTATCCTTGCTCGAAAAAGAGGTAGAACGTAGGAATAAAGAACCTAAAGTTAAGTATAAAGATGAATTAATGGAACAAGCTATTAATTTTGTAGTAAATGCAGGAAATGCTTCAGTATCATTATTACAAAGGAAGTTAAAAATTGGTTATTCAAGAGCAAGTAAACTAATTGATGAAATGGAAGCATTGGGAATAGTTGGTGAATATAGTGGTAGTAAATCAAGAGAAGTTTTTCCAGAAAAAGTTCCTAATAAAAAGAAAGCTCCTGAAAAGAAAAAATTACCATTAGAAGTAACTGATGAAGCTATTGAAGGAGTAAGTCCAAAAGAAGATAAAATTAATCAAACTCTTGATGTTGCTGAGAGATTATTTAAAACATTTGATGGTAAAATTAATTTTATGACTGACAACTTAGGTGCAAGAGAACCTGTTGCTAAATACGACCCTAATACTAATACTGTAATTTTAAATTTAGATAGTCCAGATTTAGATGTAGATGCTGCATTTCATGAGTTTTCACATCCATTTATATCAATGTTAGCAAAAGATAAACCAGAATTATTTAATTCTATATATGAAGAAGCTATAGCTGCTGATGACACATTGCTTGAAAGTATAAAGTTTACATATAGAGATGAAATAGCTAGCGGACAATTAGATGAGCAAGGCATAAAAGAAGAAGTTATAGCTCATACTTTAGATAAGCTTTCTAAAAAGAGTTATCAACAATTAGAATCTTTAAATAAAAAGAATCCATTAAGAAAACTATGGACTACTGTAAAAAGATTCTTTAATTATATGATGGATAAATATGGTATTAAGAAATTTGACAATGCGTATAATTTATTAACCCCATCTACTACTCTTCAAGAAATATCTGATATACTAGTTAATTACGATAATAAATATATTATAGATATGGGCGACAAAGCATTTCAAGATGAAGCAATGGAAATAGCTACTAAAGAAGATTACATTGGTACTATAGAGATAGCTCAAGATGAAACCGAAGCTGCTGTAATTTCAGAAGAGAATGCATTTATAGACCATATGACTGGAGAAATTAGGTCTGTTAAAAGCCAAGAGGATTTAAATAAGGCTATTAATAAAATAATAAAAATAAGTAATAAAAGATTTCCACATAGAAAAAGTAAATACAAAGGAACTGCCATACAAAAGTCTATTAATTTTAGACTTGGAACAGAAGGAGAGTCTTTACCAACTAATAAAGATAGATTTATAGCTAAAATAAAATCTAGAGTAATTGAAGGTTTACCTAAAACAATTAGATTAAATAAAAAGCATATAGAAAAACTTGCTAGAGCTAATCAAACTATAAGTGAAGAAATACAATTTAGATTTAGATTTGTAAATAATGAAAAATTAAAAGACCCAAATGGTACTTCTAATATAAAAGATTTGCATACATGGCCTGGAATTAGGAAAGGTGAAAAAGAAAATATAAAACAATTTGCTAAAACAATTAAAGTAAATAGTATGAAAAATATAGATATAATTAATGCTTACATACTTTATACTAATAAAGAGTTAGGTCTTAGATATGTAGTATCAGCAAATTATAGTGAAGCATTAAGTTATGAAAAGTTTTTTCCTGAATTAGAAGGTGCTATTTATGAACCTGAAGATGAAGCTGATTTACCGTCAATTGCAGCTGAAAGACCTGAAATTCATAGAGTTTTAATAGTTAAGGACAGAGCTTATAATGAAGCTGCTCATAGCTTTACTGAATTAAAAAATAAAAAACAAAAAAGTACTTTTCAAAAAGATGGAGCAGGTCCATTAGGATGGTATACAGTAGCTTATGGAAATGGAAGAGTACTATTACATGAATTTCAATCTGATGTTTTAATGGATATATTAAAGATTATAGAAAAATCTAAACTTAACAAAGGTGAAGTTAAAGTAACTGGGAAAAAACCTATTCAAAGTTTACTAGCAATGTTAGAAAAAAATACACCAGAATCTATGGAAGTTAAATATACTATAGATAAAGAAAAAGAATATATAAACGACCCAATAAATAATTTCTTTAGAGCAAGTGTAGTAAAAATTCAAGCAGGTTTTAAGAAAAGTTTATTTGATGGTATTCCTTATAATTTTAGACTAAGTGATTATCAATTTGAAACTGACATGGGGTACAAAGAAGGCATAGGAAATATTCTTGATACATTTATTAGTCAATTTAAACAAGATATTGTTAATTCTGAGTTAGAAAATAATAAAATTAAACTAGAGCATGTTAAATTAGTTATAGATAGACTCGTAGATTTAGATAAATATATTGAATATTCAGAACCTAAAGTAGATACATATGGTACTCAGCCAATAGAAATGTTTATATCAGAATTAGAACATAATATGGATAGCTTAAAAGGTAGAAAATATAGTGAGTTCCAAGAGCTTAAAATAGGAAAACATATTATGGAGCTCATAATTGGATATGGAAAGTATAAATCACATACAAACCAAGAAAGAGCTGATTTACTTGAATTTTATAATTATTATGTAAAAGAACCTATTGCTACTCTTATGGAAGATGAAGATGGTTATGAATCTGTAGAAAGATTTTATGACATTAAAGACAACGAAAGTGTTTTTATAGATTTTCCAAATAAGAAAAATTCTTTTTACAGATTTTTATTACAATTAGATAATCAGCAAAGAACTCCAGAATATTCTAAACCTCAATTTGCATATAATCATGATGCTATATATAGAGCAATTAAAAATACTGCAGGATTAATTGAAATGAATGAAGATAGGACAGAGCTTACAGATTTAATTAATGAAAATGGAAAACCATCAAGTAGCCTCAAAAAGTATAAAAATGAAATGTATCTTACATATAGAAATGTATCTTCGTATTTAGATGATTATATAAAATCTTATATAAACGATAGGAATAAAATTGAACATTATCAAGATTTGCTAACTATTAGTACGGAAGGTGGTAATGTACTTTTAAACGAAGTTTCAAAAAGGTTTAAATATTACAATAGAGAGTACACTAGAAAGATTGCAACTATAGCTTTATTATCTGAATTTGCTAATTCAAATTACAGCTCCACAGAAGAATCAACAGGAATAGAGGAAGTTCTTGATTTAGAAAATGTTATTGACAATATACCTGAGCTAATAAATGCAAAGAAAGAACTTTCAGTAACAGACAATTGGTTTGAAAACTTAATAATGCATGGCATTTTACATTCAAATGCAACTAAACCTGGCAAAGAAATATATATCAATACTGGAGCAGCTATATCTTTAATAGAAGGAAATGATGCTGCGTTAAGTGTGTATGCTAGTAAGAAAGAACATCAATTTAGAAACTTGCATAACATAGTTAATCTAGATGTAAATATTAAAAACCAATTTTTTAAAGAAATTGAACAATGGTTCTCTAAGAATAAAAAAGATTTTAAAAATCCAAAAGCTGTAAAAGCTGTAATAAAAAAATTAAAAGTAACTGGATACGAAAACGGTTTATATGGATTTAACAATAGTTTGTATTTTTCAGCTCAACCTAATACTAGTTTTTCAGAAATTGTATCAGAAGCTCAAGATAGAGTTCTTGATTTTGCAATAAATGAAAGTAGTAACAATATATTGCTACATTATAATATAAATCATAAACTTTCTCAAAAAAAATCAAACGGTTTAATAAAATGGGGCAATAAAAATGTAATCTTAGATATTTCTCAAACTAAAGAATTTCAAAAAGCTATAGCTATATCTGACTTTGATGACGATGGAAATCTAAATAGATACAGCCTTAGTTTAAAAGAAATGAATGAATTAGAAATTACAAATAGAATAAATTATATTAAAGAATATAATAAAACATTAGAAAAATTAATTAAAAAAGAATTTGCAAATGAAACAGATGCTGTAAAAAAATATTTATATAATGAACATGCTATATTTGATAGACCGATAGTAGAAGGTATATTTAAAAAAGCTTTAGATAAAGTTAATAAAGATAAATTAAATGGTGTTAAAATAGAGTTAGTTCATCCTGAATTTTCAGCTACTCCCTTATATAAAGTAAATATTACAGATGATAAAAAGCTTGTTCCAGTTAAATGGAAGAAAAAATTAGAAACAATACAAAACGCTAAAGACTTGCCTCAATCTGTTAAATCCTTAGAAGTAAATCTTAAGAATAAAATTGAACTACAAGATTTAAACGTTAGAAGTGAAGAAAGTAGAATAATAAAAGGATTTTTTGATTCTGCATGGAGAAACATGAATTCTATAGCAGGCAGAAAAAAAATAGATATAGAAGAATTTAAAATAGTAATGAATCATGTTATAGATGAACAATTAGTACCAGCATTTGAACAATGGTGGGAAAATAAATTTGCTACAAAATCACAAAAAGCAAGCAGATTAAAAGCTATAGGTAAGGATGAATACGTTTGGTTTGAAAAAAATGACATGAATATAGAATTGCAGCAAGAGTATACTGATTGGGCTGAAGGAAGTTCTGTATTACAAATGTTAGAAAAAGGTGTTACAAGTGAAAAAACATTAAGTTTAAATGATTTAGTTTATTTTAAAGCTTTAAAAACAAGTATTACTCAAAAGCAATTAGACACCGTATACATACTTACAAAAAGAACTAGGACTTATAATGAATGGAAAGATGTTATATTAAGATATTTAAATATTAATTTAAAAATTACAACTTCTCAAAACGAAGAACTTATTAAAGTATATAATAGAGTTAAAAATAGCACAGTAAGAACCAACAGAGATGGTGATGGAGTAGGAAATCAAAGAGATAATTTAGTTGTAAAAGTTACTAGCAAGTGGGATGTTAACCAGCAAATGTTTGTTTTAGATAAACTAGGCGTGGTTAAAAAAGGTCCTGTTAATGAAGTAACTAAAAACGATAATAACAAATATGAAAAAGTAACTCTATTTGAAGCTAATAATGAAATGGGATTATTTACTTTTATAGGTGGAGGTGATGTTTTAAGTAATTACAGTATAAAAGATGAAGATGGTAATTATATTAAAAATGCTAGAGGATTATCAATTCAAGCCTTTAGAAAAAAATATGGATTCTTTAAGAAAAATGAATTAGAAAGATTAGAAGCTTATTTAAGAGCTATGGGATATACTATTGCATTTTCTAGAGGTGACTCTGATACTCTAGGTTTAGTTAGAATAACAGACAATCATAAAGAACTTGGTAAAATTAGCAATTCTAAAGAGTATTGGAAAAAAGAATTTGAACCAATGCTTTCTAATACAGAAGATTTAAATTATTTAGAAAAAATATTACCTGATTTATTATCAGGAGACACTATGGATAGAGCAGCAACTATTGCTATTCATGAAGCATTAAAAAAAGTATTTCCTAAATATTTATTAGATAGAAATCCTGCAAACATATATAAAAGAATTAAAATACCGTTTACTCCAGTTACTATAAGTAAAGAAATGCCTAGCATAAGAATAGATAGATTTGACCCTAATGAAGTTAAATTTGTTACAAAGGAAAATCCTGATGGATATAATGCTGTTCAAGATGTTCCAGGATTAGGAGCTACATATATAGGAGATGGTAATACTTTAAGTTCTCAACTATTATTTGATTTATTTAATGAGCATCATGGATTAGCTAAGACAACTGCTAAAGCTAAAACAGTGATATACCATAAAGATGAAAATGGAGCAACTGCTTTAAAGCATCAACATGTACTGCCTAAAAGAAAGTTAAAGATTGTAGATAAAAATACAAACGAAGTTTTATACACAGTAGATAATGATAGATACATAAAAGATGCAAATGGAAATCCTGTTCATGTACTAGCAACTGATGATGAAATTAAAATTGGTTCTAAAGATGTGTTTGCATTTAATACTGCAAAAATACCTGGCAAAGCAATTGGTTTTATTAAATTTGATGAAAGCAGCAAACAAAATGTAAAGCATATTATGCAGTGGTACAATTACGTGCAAGACCCTAAAGTAATATCTCAATTTATTAAAACTTATGGTCCTGTTATAGGAAACAGAGTTACACAAGCATTAAATAAAGTTAATCCTAATGATATTAAAAATTTTATGAGAAAAAATTCAGGAAGAGAAAATACTGGTTTTGCATTAACAGCAGCAGAACTAGCTGAAATAGGAGCTGGCACACATCCTTCATTAGAACATGTGTTAAACGTTCTTATGCAAACACAAGCTATGTTACCAGCATTAAACTTAGATGAATCTATTGGCTCTATTTACGATGTAACAATGGATGTTACTGGAACTTTAAAAGAAGGTGAAATATCATTAGCTATACAAAATTCAAAAGGATTAAAAACAAAAATTGCTAAACAAATAGGAAAACCAGCCAATGAATTAAAAATATCTGAAATAAATAGATGGCTTGAGAATAATGAAATATTTGTTATGGTAACAAGGTCTCCAGTTGCTTATGCTGGAGGTGCTTATATGGCTAGAGTAAAATCTATGCATTCAAGAAGGTCGTTAGCTGAAATAAATGTAAACGATTTAAGATTAAAACTAGAAGGTGACGGTGATGGTGATGAAGTTCATGTAGAATTACTAGACGATGAAACAACAGAAGTTTACAAAAATTATATGGATAATATAGAAGCTAATCCATTAAACTTAAACAGATTTAAATCTAAAACTGTAAGAAAAATATTTAACAAGGAACAAAGAATAGATACAATATCTTCCTTAATAGCTGGTCAAATAGCAATAGCAGAAATAGCTAATGTAAATGCTTTATATGGTATGCTGGGAGCTACTTATAGTAGTATAATTATAAATAATAAAGAAATTAAAATTAAAAAACCTACAGATAAAATATCATTTCCTGAAGCTTATTATGATGGAGTAAAAGGAGCTTGGGATGGAACAGTAGAAGAGTATCTAAGAATATGGTTGCAAGCTGCTGTTGATAATAATGAATTTGGATTACTTTATGATTGGAACTATAATCAAAATATGTTGATAGAAGCTTTATTTGAAGGTCCATTGCCTATTGGATTTATTGAGACTATAAAACCTATGATAAATTACTACAAAAAAGTATTAAGCGTAAGAAGAGGTGGTAATTTTGAAAAGGGTAATTTTAGATTAGATAATACACTAGAAATAAGTGAAGAAGTATTTGATATGGCATTAAATAGAAGTTCTTTTGATATAATAGAAGGAAATGCAGTTTTATTTAAAGCTAATATTAAAAATCTACAATTAACACCTTATGAATTAGTAGCTGTAGCTCCTTATAGAATGTGGCAAAAAATGTCAAAAGAAAATAATATGTTTGGTTATGATGGCACACCTTATAGATTGTCTACAAGAGTGCATAGAAATGCTCATAAGTTTGCAAGAGAACAGCTTGAATTACAATTAGAAGAGTTGTTTTTGTCTGCTAAAAATAATGATTTAGATAGTGGTATTTGGGACGGTACTAATGAAAAAGAATTTTTACAAAAAGAAGTTATTAATGGTAGGAAGTATATAAAGGGGACTAATATAGAACCTGGAATGGGAGTATCTTTATATAGAAAATTAAAGGAATTAAAAGTATTAGGTCCTCAGACAATAGATAGAAATGACGATTTTATTGCATGGAAAGAAAAATGGGATGTTAAGTTTAGAGAATTATCACAAGTAGCTAGAATTGCTGCAACAATTTCATTTTTAAGAGGATACCTAGTATTAAATCAAAAGTTAGACCAACAAAAATCAATGACTAGTAAAATGACACAGCACCCTAAAATATTTCCTTCTGTAAGTAAAAAACCAACTGAAGTTAGTTTATTAGATGCTGGTATGATAGAATACTTTTTTGAAAAATACCATGAATACATTAACTTAAGAGACCCTCAAAGTTTAAATAAATTAATAGAAAACAGCAATCAGCATGTTCCTTTAATTAAAGAAGTAATGAAAATATGTGGAGAATAAATGGCAACTAAATGTGATATATCAAAAGATGGCTTAGAAAATGCAATAGAAAATGAAGAACAAAAAACTGAATATTTTGCTGAAAACTCTAAAGTAAATTACATAAAAGATGAAGCTGAAGATTTAAAAGATATTTTAAATAATGAATATAGTAAAGGTCAGTTTGTTGACGAGTCTGTTATTAATAAAAAAATAAATGAACTTTATGGAAAAAATAGTGAAAGAAAAAAACTTGCTATTAAAATAAGAGCAATAATGGATTCTAATGAATCTTTAGCTGAATATATTTTACAATTTGCAATTGAACATATAGGTGAAAATCAAAAAATAGGAACGGAAGTAGCTCAAGATAAAAATGGTAATTTAATTCAAGTAAAAAGACATTTAGTTTTATCTAGATTTCCACTAGCAAGCTTAAAAGTTATTTACAGAGAAGCATTAAAACCTTCTTTTTCTACAGAAGGAGTAGGTATTATGAATTTTGATGGTATACTTACTCCATTAATAACACCTAAACAAAGAAGTTTAAAAGAACCATCTGGTGCATTCTTTGTAATGACTCAAGCTGTAAAAGTATACACAGACAGAGTTGCTAATAGAATAGTAAAATTTACAAGAGGAAAAGAAGGAATGGATTCAGTTCTTATTAACGTTGAAAGTCTTGTTGATTTGCCTTTAAATAAACCATCTGCAACTAAGGAAAGTTATGTAGAGTTATTTTCTATGTTTATGGATGGTAGGGTGTTTTTAAATGACAATGGTGAATGGATGATTATGGCTGATTATGGTCCAATTAGAAATGAAAGAAATTTTGTTCAATTTTTTGATAAAAGTAATGATATAAGACATGGTTGGCAAAACCCTACACCATTAAAAGATTTTACTCCAGCTAATAGGAAAAAGGGTCATTTTTATATAGATATGACACCAGAAATTAAAAAAAGATTTATAAATTTAGCTAAACAAGCTAGGAAAATAGACGATTCTGTTCTTCCTTATTTTGAAAAAGAAATGAAATCTTCTCTTGAAATGATAGCTAATGAATTACATAAAGCATTTCCTAATTTAAAAAAAGAAGAAGTATTTCAAATATTGTTCAGAGGTAAAACACCTTTAAGTAAACAAGTTAGCGATAAAATACTATCTAAATTAACGCCTGAGCAATTAGAAATGTATGATATGCTTTACAAAACATTTGAACCTATGATACAAGATGAGTTTATTATAGTAACTGGTTCTAAGGTTGAAAAAAGAGAAAATCACTGGCCTGGTCAATACAATGAAGATTTATTTAAACCAATGTTAGACCAATTAATAATGCAGTTAGATAATGCAGTAAAAGAAATTACAGATTCGTATGAAAAAAAAGAAGATAGTGAAGGAAATAAATATAGTTCAGAAGAACTAAATCATTTACGTAAAACAATTAGAATATATAACTCTAAATTAAACTACGCTATAGTAGTATCTAGAAAGTTAGATGGTTATCCTGTAGATGTAGTTCACAATCATATTGCAGCATTAACTAATGATAATAAATTCTTTAAAAGAATAACAGGTGCTTACGATAGAAGGCAAGTTAGAACTGATGGAGCTGTTTACTACGATTATTTAAGAAACATGTCTGGTACTGTAGAAAGAAATATATTAATATCAAAGCTTATAAAATCTATAGTTATGTCTAAGAATTTAAATAGTTCTAAAATGCATAAAATTGTTTCAGAATCCGCTATAAATCATTTTAAAGTACCATTTCACGGTACAGATATTTATAGAAAAGGTTTTTTAAATAGAATCTTACCTACACCAAGAACTACAGAAGATGTAACTAAAATGCTTAACAGAATTCCAGGAGCTAAATTAACAGAAATGCAATTAAATAAAATTTACAGAGCTATTTCTGGCTATTTATCTGGAACATATTTATCTGGTTTAAGAACTACAGTCCAAAATAAAACAGACGCATTAAGAAATATGATTTACTCTTCTTTTAATGAAACAAGAAAAGCTTATGATTTATTGCAAGGAGAATTTAAAGACGCTATAAACAAAATAATAGAAATGTCTGGTATAATAGAGTTTTCAGATTTTTTTAGTCGTTCTATGGTTAGTGGCGTAGTAGACAGACAAGTAGAAGCTACAGTTGCTGATGGTATATTAAAAGCTATAATGGACTTTCATAACAGTAATATGAAAACAAAAAATAGACGTAAAAAAGCTGAAAATTTAAAAAAGTTTGAAGAAACAGTTTTAATGTATCTTAAAAGGTCAAAATCTATATTTAAACCATCAGATTATCTTAAAATGGGTTTATCTAAAGAGCAAATTAAAAGAAGAAGAAAAGAAATAAAATTAAATAAACTAGTTATGTTCTCTAACAGGTTAGTTCAATTTGCTATTGAAAAAGATTACGTATTTATTGATGCTATTAAACAAAGACCTTGGAGCAAGTTTTCAAAAAAATCTGCAGAATTAGCAGTTTTTAGTTATAAGCAAATAACTACTCTTGGTCAAAAAGGCTTAACTATGAGCGCAACAGAAAGATTTATAAGAAGTCTATCTTTTGTTATAGGATTAAATAGAGCACAAAAAGCAGGCTTAATGAGACAAGATGTAATGTGGTATGAGTTTACAGATACAAAAGATATTAATGAAGCTATTAAAATAGGAAGAAATTATCAGGAAAGAGTTAACTTTGGATTATCCACACAAGCAGTAGGAGAGTATTTTTATAATGGCTGGGGAATGTTGCAAGGAAAGTTTAAGTATTGGGCTAATCAAAAATTTGGAGCAGATGTTAGATTATTTTCAGAGGCATACTCATCAATGAAATCTATAGAAAAAATAGAAAGCAATTCAATTGACGGTAAAGCAATTGGAAGATTAATGAAAACAATGCTTACAAATAAAGGCAGCTCTTTAAGAACTTCTGCTCCTGAAGTAGCAGCATTAAAAAAGTTTTTTTCAACACAATTACCACTAACAATAGGATTAGATATAATTACATTAGGAGTATTTCCTATGTTTCCATTATTTAAATATTTAAGACAAGTTATGTATTATACAGGAGGAAGTAATTATTTAAGAGGATTTACGTCAGATTTAGTTTCTCTTGCTTTCGCTGTAGTATTTATACCAGCATTAATTTTAAATGGTAACATGGAAGATGAAGAAGAAATGGAAAGAACTGCTAAATTTTATATGCGTAAAACATTCTTTGGATTTGTACCTATGTGGGCCTTTGATAATATAGTTGCATTAATTAATGTTATAGGAGGTGCTACTAAAGAAGGAATGGAAAAATTTGTCGATACTATGTCTGTTTTATCAGGTGGTAATTTACCTTGGAATCAATATGTTATTAAACCTATGGCTAAAAAAGTAATAGAAGAAACTACAGGGGATTAACCAAAAAAACACCAAGTAAAATACATGCCTAATAAAATAGATACTACAAATGTAATAAATATCTCAATCAACTGTAGGCACCAAATACATAGATTTTCTCATAGCAATATTTAATTGTAATTTTATACTAGAAGGTAACGTTTCGTAATCTTCAACATTCTCCATTACGCTTTCTATTAGTTGAGTATATATAGAAAGTCTTATTTCGTTTTTAAGTTTCATTTTTTCCTGATAGTTCATTTGTTTCTCCGATTATATTTAAAAATTCATCTAGCTCAAGTGCTATATATGTTTTAGTTCTATTTCTTTTGAATACTACTGCTGGAGTGTATTTACTGCAATTATCTTCAGCTTGTTTTAATGATTCCCATATATTTAAACGTTCTTGGTTTTTACATTCAAAACTATAGGGGATAACATCTCTTGCTGCTGGGGAGAGAATAATATCTTCACCAGACTCTCCCATAACTGCTGTTTTTATATCACCTTCTCTTAAAGATGGAAAATAACTATGTAGTTTTTCCCTCAGAAAATTTTGCAGTCTCCTGCCTTTGCCTTTCGCTGATGATGGCTTCATATTGTACACCTTCTTTTAATAGTTGTAATGTTTCGTTAAGGATTTGTATCCTTTGTTCCCTAGCGAAATTTACAATAGCCATTACCACATTGTCAAGCTCTTCTTGCTTGCTATGTTTGGCAAACTTTACAAGTTCTTCTGCTTTTTTTTTAAGACTCATTAGAAAACTCTCCTATTATTATTGGAACTTTATCTTTAATTAGGCGTTTAAAGCCTAAATCTTTTGCATTCATAGCGTAATTATGTATATCACTTTTTAATTTTTGACATACAGCATCTAAAGCTACTTCACTCATTTGAATTCCATAATTCATAAAAGTCTTCTTTATGTATTTTTTTGATATTAACATATCCTTATCTATAAGTAGCATTACAACCCTAACCTATCTTTCAATCTATCTGTAACAGATTCTTGCTCAGACACTCTTTGGTTAAGACTTACTACTAGCTCCTTTAACTCTTTTGCAAGCTCAATAAATTCTTCTATACTGTCTTGCTTTTTAGTTTTCTTTTTTATCGTTTCTTTTGACATTAGTCAGTTCTCCTTTGTATTTTTTTGGTTCATTAAAATATACTTTATCTTCTTCCTTATCAGGTATTCCAAATCCAAACTCTTTTCTATGTCTATCGCTAACTTCTTTTATAACTCTATCCATCATATCATTAAAAGATTCTTCTTCAGAATAACCACATTTAGGACATTTTTTCATACTCTCTCCAGTTGATGTTATTCTTTTTCATTCTTTTCTTTCCGTACTTTTTTAGTTGATACATCACCAGTTTCCTTAATACGTCCTTTTTTTCTGTCATCACTCTCCTCTTTAGTTAATTTATGAAGGTTTTTATTATTCTCCAAATATTCTTTAAAATCCTCTTCATTCTTATTAAACTTAACATAATTACTGAAAGCTACTCCTATACTATCCATCATTCTTGATTGAAAATTAACTTGTCTTGTTAGCATATCAACATGCTCTTTCATTTCCATCATTGTTGGTTTCTTTGCCATTTTTTCTCCTTAGAATATATACCTTACTTCTTGCCAAGGCAATTTATCTTTATGCATTGTTAAAAAGTTACTTATATACTCTTTTTTTAGTTTATGTTCATATCTTATGTTTTGATTACCATACTCAGAAACTTTAATCTCCTGATTCTCTGGTGTCCATAAGATTTTATCTACTTGTTTAGAGTTAATTTTACGCATCTTTTCATTGTGTGTTAAAAATATACACTCTGCTTTAACTCTGTTTTTAATCGATTTATCAATGTTCATGTCAACTAATTTAAATAATTTTATGTAATCTTCTATGTAATCTTTGTAGACTATAATAGGAGAGTAGTTTAAATGAACATCATATCCAGCTTCATAAAAATCATTAACTGCTTTTATTCTATCTATAATACTGGAAGTTCCTGGTTCTAATGTATCAGACATAATCTGAGGCATTATACTAAATCTAATACGTATCTTTTTATTTGCATTATAATCTAGTAATTTTTTATTAACATATTTTGTTGCAGCTGTACCCATTGCTTTAGGTTCATGTTTGAAATAATCAAATAGCTTTTCCCATTTGTGGTATCTTGCATGTAATACATAATCTTCATTGCAGCTAAAATCATATGTATAATATTCTTTATGTGTTTGGTTAGATTCTTTAGGCCATTTTAATAGCCATAAAGTGTCTAGCTATAGCATCTATTATTTCATTTGTATTCTTAGCAATTGTTAATCCATTTGGTAAATGCCTTCTCATATAACAGTATTCACATTTATATAAACACCCAAAACCAAAACTAGGTGTAATGTAATCACTGCTACGTCCTGACTCCCTTATTGTCATAGTCTTGCGTGTTATAAATTTCATATTTCTCCTTAGTTATATAAAGCCATGCTCGGTAGTCCTATTTCATACTGACGTGAGTCTCATAGGCTTTATATGTTAAAGAACCTGCACCCTAGAAAGGTAGAAGATGCAGGTTCCTGGCGTTCCTCTAATTAAGCCATAGCTTTAAGCAATTTGTCAGTTATTACCTGATTATGCTCAAACGAAGCCATGGTTGGTTTCTTTTCATGCCACAGAATATCTGTGCATGCGTTGTAGAAATCCCACATGTTAACATCTCCGTCTAAGATTTTATCACTATCTTTATTTAAAAAGTGTGAACTTATCTTACCCCAAAGTGTAACAGGTATATGACTTAAATGAGTATTTCTCATATTAGCTATCTCGTTTAAATCAACTGGTGTTTCTACCATACTTCTCATTCTATTTGCAACTGTTTCAATATCTTCTCCACAGTTATCAACTACTTTAGCAGCGTTTATTATCTGCTCCTCATATCCTTCTGACTTATTGTTATGTTTAAACCTCATTAAATTCATGAAGTCCTTTGTTATCATACCGTTAGTACATAATAATCTTACGAGGAACGTTCTAAACTGCAACGCTGTAGACCCATCATAACTATTCCAAAAACCCATACCAAGAGCAACATCATCGCCTTGTGTTATCTCTGTAGTTTCTGTTTTGCATTGCATGAAATGTATGTATCTCTTACCATCAAAGAAAGTCTTCATAGGCTCCCATTCATGTTTAGATTCAGTTGCTATTTCATTTGCTAGGTCTCTTACTTCACTATTAGGAACAAGGAGATAGTTACTACCTACTACTCCACATTCCTTCCATTTTAAAGCACCATCTCTATCTTCATCTCTTCTTTGTACAGCATAAGCTGAAGAAGTGATACCTTGATAATCTAATGGTACTTTTCTTATTTCATTATAAGGTTCTATCATTTTAACCCCCTGACATGTTTGTTTGTTTTTAATGCTACTCCAGGAATATCTTTACCTTCTTTCAATTCCTCAAGTATTCTTCTTTTATCCAGTCTTAGTTCAATCTTCTCAACATAATATTCTTTAGGTATTTTAGATTCATCTAATATTTCTACCTTACCTGTTTCCATTATTTTAATAGGATTAAACTCATCATGAGCTGGAAGTTGTCCACTAGCTGCATAAGCCTCTACAACAAGTCCCTTTAGTCTTTCTTGAGTATACGCAAGCTTTTTAAGTACTGCATCTGCTTTTTGTTTATACTCTTTAGCTAAAGAGACTTTGCTGTCTAGGTTCTTATAAAACCAGTAAACACCGTTTTCTTTTTCATGTAGTTCAGTGTGTAATAAATCTAACTGTTCATCTATCTCTTGTTCAGTTAATTCAAAACTATTCTGTACTAGCATGATGTCACTACTTATTTGGTTTAGACTTCTTTTAGACATTTACCACTCCTTTCGGTGCTTCTATTCTTATACCATTAACTTTAAGTAACACATTAAGTGCTCCTCTTTCTCTATTAGCTTCTGTTTTAATAACCATTGAATTAACATCACCAGTCTCTGTATCTTTAGATGTGCTAAGTGACAATATTTTACTAGCATTGTAAGCAATTCTAAAAGAACCTCTAACTGATGATATACTCATACCCTCTTGCATTGCTGATTTAGTTATTTCACATATTGCCATAACAATAACATTATGTTTTATAGCTACATCTGTTAATGCACCTGCTATTTCTTCCATTTTAAGATTTAAATCTCTATGTTTAGATAACATTAAACCCATATGGTCAATAATAACAATCTCTGGTTTTATTGGTAGCATACTTATTCTCTTTTCAAGTTCTATAGCAAAACAAGGCTGATAATCTACATTTAACCAATCAAACTTATCTGCCATTTTGAAATTAGACTGAGCATACTTTTTAGCTAACTCTTCTTCACTCCAACCTTGTTCTATCTGTATAAAACGCTTCCATATTTGACGTGGAGACATTTCCATTTCAAGAAAGTATGTTGGTCTTTTAAAAGAATTAACCCAGTTTTGAACTAACATTGTTTTCATAGACTTAGGCGGTGCCTGTATTACTACAAGTTCACCAGGATATATAGGAAAGTCTTTCCCATATAAATTACCTAAATCAAGAGGAACTACATCGCCTTTAAGCCAACTGATTAGATTTTCTTCCATATCTGCTGCGCTCATAAGACCTTGTGATTTCTTAGCTTTAAACAAAGTGCAAGTAGAATTACAATGTTTATCCATTATTTTATCATTACAACCATAGCGATAACCACTACCGCCATGACCTTTATAACAATCTGTAATAAGTCTATCCATTTCGCTAACTTTAAAAGGGTGTTCAAAAGTACTTACTCTTTTACGCCAGTCTTCCATAATTAGTCTTACTACATTTTCTGGATAACGCCATCTAAGCCAAGCACCTAAACGTAATGCTGTAGCGTGTCTTCCTCCATAAGAAGAACCGTTTAACATTGTTTGTATGCATGGATATAACATAGGGTCTGGTTCACTACCTACTGTTTCTTTAAACTTAGTAGTTTGCTTCTTAACCATACGCTCAGTTACATCAAAAACTGGCTCACATTGCAACATTGGTATTTCTATTTGTCTTGGTTTATTTGCTAATGCTGATATTCCAAGTCCATTAAGATTAATTAACTCTTCGTATGTTAGATATATTTTCCATAATCTAGATTTAGAATTAAGAGTATTGTTTAATCTTATTATCCTTGTCTTATCAGTAACAGAAACATCAGCATATTCGTATATTCCTCTTTTATCAAGCTCATCCTTGACACGAAGGTGTAGATTTGGACCTGGCTTCCATTTAAATGCAGTGTCTGGTATTCCTAAATGAAAACCTCTACCACTAAAATAAATATTACAAGGTACTTTTAGTTGTTCAAGAATATTAACTAATGTTGTAGTTTTTTCTTGAGCTTCTTCAATCTCTACACCGTCTACGTCAAGTATAAACTCTTTAGGCATATATATATCACCATCATAACCTGACAATGTTTTTTTAGCCTCAAAGAATTCGATAACTGATTCATCATAACCATATAAGGAGAGAAATGTATCTTTAGCAACATTTTCCCACTTAACAGAATTATTACTTGGAAAGAAATGATGCCTGTTTGATAGTCCGAATGCAAATTCTCTTATCATAATTTCTCCTTTATTTGATTTTTATTACCAAGGCTCGTCACCAACTGAGTCGCCATCTGTTGTAGTACTCATAGCACCATTAGCTTGCTGTCTTCTTTTTATGTAAGCTTCAGCAGATGCTTTTAACTGAGTAATCCTATCTTCAGTAATGTTATCTACTATATTCTTAAATGGTGTAGCAGGTACCACTTTAGGTGATACTTCTGAATAACCATTAGCTTTCTTATAAAAGAATACTTGTAATGACTTACCTTTTAATCCAGCAGGTGAATCATCTAAGCTAGCAGCAGCTGTTCCATCTTTATCCATTTCATCTAGCACAGTAGGATTAGAATATCTAACCATATTAGCTATTTGAAACTCTTCACCTTCTCCGCTTCTTGCTTCCCATACTCTACATTTAAGAGATTCTGGATAGCCTTCAAAGAAAAGGTCTACATATTTACTACCGTTATAATCACCGCGTGTAGCGTTGTTTATAGTTACAGTTTTCCAACCTTCTGTATAACCACCACCACCTGATGATTTAGTTACTGTTATAGCCATTTATTCTCCTTTATTTGACTTTAGTTAACGTTTTTAGACTCAATGTCTTACCACTACCTGGTTCTCCAATAACAAGAATCTTAGCAGAGTCCCAGCCTTTTTTCTTTACAGCATCAAACACAATAGAATAATCTTGGTCTATGTGTTCTTCTAACAGCTGTGTTCTATCTTTTGCATGACAATAATGCTCATCTCTAGCAGTCACCCACATATATTTACGTGTACCGTCTTTAGCTTTATGAACTTTAGTGTAAAATACAAAATCAAACCATTTACCTACATCTACCTTAGTAGAACCTTCTATGTAAGGCATAACTCTCATTACACCGTTCTCGTGGTCTTCTTGCATCTTAGAATGACAATTGACTACAAGACTAGCAGGTATTGCATTAGTAAATGAAAAGAAATTATCCAAGGTATCTTTTAGTTTACCCCATTGCTTAAGTTGTAAAGACTCAGCTTTACCTTTTAACTCTCTAGCATATTTCTTAGACATCTCACTTGCTGTATCTATAACCATACAATCTACTTCAACGCCTTCTTTGGCCTCTATTTGATAAGATTTCTGTTTAACTGATACGCCACCTACATTTACATCTCTTTCTACCATTTTACGTGACCAGAGCTGGCCTATAAAGTTTCTAAAGGAAGAAAAATCATTAAAGTTAAGCAAAGGTAATCCTAGCTTTTCTTCAATAGTTTCTCTACTACCAATAGACTTATAACCATTCTCAAGGTCTATGAGTAATGTTTTCATATACTCTCCTGTTTTATTTTATTTGACAGCCTATTAATTTACGATTTCTTTAACAATTATTCAAGTTATATTAGTTACTTTCATTATTATTAGAGTTATCATAATCTTCATACACACCTTGTTTAAGTGTATATCTTGCATAACCAGCCTTACCTTCTTTCTTAGATTCTATATTATAGTAAGGTTTGCTATGTCTTAACGTATGTATTATAGCACCTAGCCTCATAGATTGAAACATCTCATAAGCATCCATCGGTGTTATAGAACCATATGTTTGAAGATACATTAATACTTTTTCTTGTTTACTCATCTTCTTAGCCATTTTTACCTCCTAACAAAGGAACATTAGTGCCTTTTAAGATTTTATTAAGAGCTTGAACAAGAGGTTCAGTTTCAGTCATACCCATAACAGTATCGATTGCAGCAGTTCTTTTATTTTCTAACTCCTTTAATCTTTTACCTTTAGGTGTATTGATNAAATTATCTCTAGCTAATGCATTACATATTTCTTTTAAGAATTTTTCTACACCGTTTGTATCATATGGTGCATGAAAGTAATGATTCTTACCTGGATAATCAGTCTTTTCATGAAGTGCTTTACATACATTCTCCATTCTATTTTTGATTTTATTCCATTCTATTTCTGCTTTAGAATATTCTTTAAACAGTTTATCTAAACCAGTCTCTTTTAAGTAAGATTTATATTGCTTATTAGCTACTGTTTCTATACCAGTTGCATGTATTTGCTCTAATATTGCAATTTCTTTATTGACTTCTGCTTTAATTCTATCAATAAAATAATCACGTTGTTGTTTTGATAACGATTTCATGACTCGTCTCCTTTTATCTTTGTTAATAAATTTGGTGAAATACGCCATTTCGACCAAGCTCTTGCAGTTTCTCTAACAGCAACAGTTTTAGGATTAATTTTAATTACTTCTCCATCATAGTATTCTTTAGTTAATCCTGTTCCGTTAGACCATTTAACCTTGTCGCCTACTCTAAAACCATTTAGATTCTTTTGATTAAGATGGTCTCGTCTATCTTTAATAGCATAAACAATGTTAGTTAACTGCTCTTCATTCATCTGCTCTATAGTTGTTAAAGCATTATTATATTGCATTTCTTCTACCATATTTTAAAACCTCCGCTATCTATAAGAAACTTAGCAAAATTTTCCACATTCTCAACATCAAATGGATACCATTTACTAAGGTTTTCTCTTTCACCTGTTCCGTCACAACTTTTACATTCTTTCTTTTTATTGTGACCTTTATTATTTCCATTACATCTACCGCATTTATCATTAGGAAGAGACTCAAGATATAGCTCATACTCATTCTGATAATGTTTAGTATGACCATCTGCTATTTTAGTTTCTAATATAATAGCTAGTTTAGCAGCATCTTTTGCATTAAGTCCTGCACCATCATTGTATCCACCTGATATAAATAAATCTTCATCTATTAAATCTGGTGCTACATTGTGACAATACTGCCATAAAGGTCTCCACCACCAACAATTATTTCTAAAATAATCACCTGTTTCACTAACAGGGTTTACACCGCTTACATCCATACCCATATTATTTACCTCCCTCAAACTTATCTCTTAATTCAACATAATTAGACATTATATGAATCCATTCAGTTTTAGTAAGAGTAGTCATTGCCCTAGCTCTAGGGTCATACATATTAAATTGTCCACTTAATTGAACATCTCTGTATTGTGTCCAATCACTTTTATCTATTTTAACTGTTCCGCTCATGATTATTTCTCCTTTTTATTTAAAAACTTATCTTCATAGTCAAAATCTATTACTGGTAACACAGCATCTACTCCTGTATTTACATAAGCAAGCACACCAGCATCGTTACCTTCGTCATCTCTCATAACTATACATTTAGTTCCGTCATCTAATATAAAATATACACCTCGTGAGTTCCACATATAATTGGCTGCTTCATCTTTGCCTATATATCCTACATCAACTATCTTTTTACCTTGCATAACTGTTTTAGCTACGTCGGTCCAATCTGTAAAACCTTTAGTTTTATCGCTCATGATTATCCCCTTCTTATTGCATTGATTGTTATTGTTAATACTACAAACCTTTGCTCTGGTGTTAAATCTCTATTAGCTCTCTTCATAAACTCAAAGAATTCTTTCTCTCCTATAGTTTCATCCTTAGCTAACACATTATCAAAGAAAGCAACTACTTCTTCTGTTTCCATTTTATTAATCATTTTTTCTCCTTATTAATTTCCATTCACCTTGCCTTATCACTTCTTGATAAATCTTTTCTTTAACTTGCTCTGAATCTAATAAACCATCTTCCCATAAATCTTCCTGTGGTATTTCTTCGTAATCGAACTTACTATTACTATCTTTATACTCTACTTCTTTGAATACACCTTTCGCTATCTCTTTAAAAATCATATTTTATACCTCTTTCATTTTTATACCTCTAGCCTTTAAACTTTTATTTAAAGACTTCAGTGCTTTCTTATAAGCTGCTTCTTTATTAGCTGCTTCTTCGTAATGCCCTTTAAAGTATCCATCTTTCCATTTTAATAGAGTCCTATTCTTCTCATTAGCATCTTCATTGCGTTTCTTTATTCTGGCTTTTTCATCTTCCATGGCTTCTCCTTTTATATAATCAATATTCCACACATCTAGTTTAGTCTTTGCACTCATGATTTCTCCCTTATTAAATTTTAGGGGAAAGTATCCGAAACTCTCCCCTTCATTGACATTACAGTTTATTTCTAAACTATCTATTCACATTACAGGGTCTATAGCTTATTAAATTAATAACCTGTAATTCTTTATATAAACCTACACTTTTTCCTCGATATACAGCGACTTCTGGTTTTTACACCTCTGTACCTGGTATATCTCCCACCATCTCCTCGGTTTATAATTGTATTGAGAGCTGTGCTAGACCGCCACTTGTGTCTAGTTTCACTCTATGGTACCATTCGTATAGTAGTCTTATGTGAGCAGGTGCGTTGTCAAGTATATCCATGGCTTATGCTCATTCACACTCCGACATGTTAGGAGTTCCCCTATTAGTTTAATGACCAGAGTTGAAAATACTATGCTCAACTGGCATTCAGACTGCAGTCCAACTTCATTAACTAACTTACATTTACTACGTATGGCTTAAGGCTACACCATTTATCCATAGAGGGCTAATATCTTAGCTCTCAATTCTTTAAATTTATGAGAGCCTCACATATTCCTGTAAATAGTAGACTCAAAGAATCTTATTCTATTAGGACCAGTTATTGGCTCTCAATTATATAATTCTAGTCCACAGCCAGTCTTAAGAAGGAATCAACTGTGGGTTGCCTATATCTAGGCTTAAAGACTGTTCATATTTTGCAACGTCTATAGCTTTAAATAGAAATGCTAATATAAATTCATCCTGTTTCAGGAGTTGTGGCAATACGTGAGAACTGCTCTATGACATCCTAGGACTGTCAATGTTTAAGTGTCGTGAGTATTTTGTCCACCTGGCAACTATTTCATATGACGCTAATCACACTCAATTTTATATTTATTTAATGCTGAAGTTCTTATAGATGTATATTCTTCCCAAGATATTATACCAGTATGATACATCCATTCAAAGAAAAGCTGTGGTCCTAATACTTTTCTTAATTTACCTAAGTCTTTTTGAAGTCTTAGCATATCTATATATTTCTGCTTTATCTCCAATGGCTCCTTGCCTAAGTTCTGCCACTTAGTTTTAGTGCCGTAGTATTGAAATTTCTTTCTTGGCTCGTTTTGTTTCATTATATCTCCTTGTATATTAAATGTGGTTTACCATCATCATCAAAGTTTACATCTAATACCATATCCTCATCAATATTACCCTTACCATCACAATAGTTACATAATCTTGGTATCATTTCACCGCCTTTAGAATTTGTGTTGTCTATAAAATCAACACCTTCACCCTCACATTCAGGACAATTAATCTCATCTAAAATACCTTGCTTAGTGTAAGTAATACTTTTAATCCTTGTTCTATTTAACTTTCCAGGTAAACTAAGACTTATACTATGTCTCTTACCTATTTTCTTCTTCATGACTCTCCTTTATTATTGTGTCCATCTTACTTACTGTTAAATCTATTTTCTTATTTGATAGCTTCCTTTCAACTAGCATATCTCTTGCCTCTATAAATACTTCCATCAGTTTAAATATATCTTTTATATGTAATCCCATTATCATCTCCTCTATAAATATCATTGAAATTGTCAAAACACTACATTTATTTAAAGAAAAGAGGGCAAGATAGCTCCATCTAACCCTCTTCTCCTCATCACGAGCCAATACTATCTTTCGATAGCCTTAGTTCTTATGGTTGACTCTTTTACTTCTATATCGTCACACACTAGTTTAATAGCTTGAGCATAATTATTATTAACTATGTCAAGTATTGCAAACACTTGTGCTTCGACTTCTTTTGCTCGGTTACTCATTAGGAACGCCTCCTATTTATTATTTAATCTTTAAGATAATGATATACACCATAGATTGTCTGCAAGCAGAACATGACATATACCATTATCTAGGTTGTTGGTGAATCTACACCAAAATATAATTTTGCAGGACTGACGGGATTCCATACCCGTGACCTCCAAGCTATNAACTTGGTGAGCCTTAGAGGTAATTACTCCTCAATGGATACTGCTCTACAGCCCGTTACCACGGTAGACTATTGTTCAATTCTATCCGTTCCGTTTACGTACGTCTACATAAATNTTTTAATGTTATTAGATATGTCTATAGGCTAGCCTTCGTTCATTTTATATAGAGTGTTGATAGGTATCTCATCTATGCTAATTTATCACCTATAGTAAAGATGTATATATCATCACCATATCTAAATCTTTAATGTAAAATATAATGGCTATAACACTTATTTACGCTGTTATACTTTAGCTTGATAACTACTACCAAGACCATTTGTGTTCAACCAAAATAACTTAAAATACCCATTTCATAATACGTAGAAATAAGGCTGATAAACTTACAGTAATAGTAAAGCTTAAGAATGTCATAATAACGTGTAATAGATACGTTTTATAGCGTTCTAATAGCTGTTTATTGGCATAGCTCATGATGTCTCCTTGTTTAGTTGACGTTTATTTATATAATATTGTGTATGTGCAGCACGTATGAAAGTTACGGAGGAGTAAGCTTGAATCTACATACTGCACACAAAATCGCCGTTATTAGGCAAATATCCCCAATAAAGGGGAACTACTATACTGACAGTTGTTGAACAACAGAACTTTGCTCGTCTGCTCCAAGGTTTTGGAAATCAGATTCAGACATAAGGCTAATGTTGTTGTCTGCATCTATAGCAAGGTAAGCAACAGGGCCGAAGGTGTCACGATAAAGAAGACATTCATCGTCAGAGACTCCGTCAGAAGATAACCACATAGTAATATCTTGACCTACCTTTGTGGTTGTCTGAACACCTCTGTCTCTGATTGAAACAGAAAATGATGAAGTGACACCGCTCAAACTTGCTGAAGCGGAGTATGAAGGACGATTCGTGTAGGCATACCAACTATCGTCCGTCTTGTTACTTACTATTTTTGTGAAGAACACTTTAACATATCTCATAATACATTCCCTTTCTATTGAAATGATAATTAACGAAAATCGCATATAAAAAATACGAATCAAGGGGGCAGGCTTATGAACTCTAGACCTCCACTAAAATCCTATAATTTTTGAAACTTTTTTAGGATTGCTTAACCAAAACCGACCGCTTGGTATGTTGATTTAGTAAGTCCTTTATTTACAGCAACTTAAGCTCTTAAAAAAACTATTGATTATTTAAAAAAAAGTATATAACTTATATAAATTCATTTTTAACGAAATTGATTTAGCCTAGTAATTAAGCTACAGTAAGCTTAAGTAAGGTTAGGTTCACAAATCTTTTAGGGATTTGCTCACATAGCTTAAGGGGGTATGATTATGTCTGATATAGATGATAAGAAGAAAAGATTAGCTAAGGGATGCTCCGTATATAGACTAGAGATAGCTTACAATAAGAAAGAGGGCACCGTAGAGTATATATGTGAAACTATAGATGAAGATAGCTTTTCAGGGCCTATAGACTGTAGCTGGGATTACTTAACAGATTACTTTGATGAAGAAGATGTTAAAGCTATGGATTCATTATATGAAGTTGGAGAAGCGTGAGATATTATAAAGTAAAGGGTATTAAGCATACAGTATACGAACATAAGCAAGAAGTTCCGCCTCATATAGAGGTCATAACTAACTGGCGTATGGGCAATATAGGAGATTGGGTACTGGCAGATGATAAATGCATAATACAGATATTAAGAAAAGGTGCTATGCTTAGGAAGAATGGTAATAGAGCATACGTAGGTACTTGCACAGGTACCTTTTTAGTACTTCAAGATACTTTCATGGATACAGATAGAAGGACTAATATATACTCATTTGGAGGGGATTCTACGCCAGAACAAGTTGTAGCTAATAGAAGAAAGATGACAGCTAATGAAGAGCTTTTTGTTACTTACGTATCACAGGGTTTATCCCCTGAAGACGCATATGTTAAGGCTTTTCCTACTAATAATAAACAGTATGCTAGAATGAAAGCTGTAAACTTAATTAAAACGGAGAGGATTAAAACCGCTGTGAAAGAAGAATTAAAACCAATACTACAGGAATTAGATATAGATGAAAAGATGGTTCTTGAAAACATTAAGATAGTAGCTCAGACTGCTGAAAAAGATGATACTAAGCTTAAAGCTTTGTTTAAATTATCTGATATATTAGATTTAGAAGATAAGAATTCTGCGAAAGTGCAGCAAATTACTGGTGTTCAGTTTCAAGGCTTGACTAATGATATGATAGATAATGCGCACAGACCCAAAGAACTCGAAGAGTAATTGCCTAGACTGTGGTTTGCATGAAAAAAGTATTTGTCATTGGTTCGAAGAACCGAAGGCAATACCCAGTAATGTAGTTAATAAAGGATGCAAGTGGTGGCGCAGTTCCCTTGCACAAACAATAATAGAAGACTATGGAGGAGAGGTGTTATATGGACGATATAATCAAATTGGAAGATTTAGAACCAAAGAAAGGAGATAAACATGCCATACGGTAAAGGTACATACGGTAAGAAAAAAGGAAGACCTTCTAAAAAAGCTAAAGCAGCTGGAAGAAAAAGAATGGGAAAACCAGTTAAAGGTAAGAAAAAAGTAATAAGAAAAAAGAAATAATGTCTTTAGTTAAAAATATAAATAAAAGAAAGAAAGCAGGTACTAGTAGGTCTAAAAAGAAATCTACTATATCAAAGAAAGCTTACGCAAATATGAAGCGAGGCTGGAAAAAAAATAAAAAGAAAAAATAGTGGCGAATATAAATAAACACAATGTGTCTAAACAAGAGGAGGCACTTCAATTGGCCTCAAAGGATTTAATTGCTTTCGGAAAATTATTCCTGCAAGATGACTTCCTCAGGTCAGAAACGCCTCCTTTCCACTACGAAATAGCAGATACTATTACAGATAAGGAAAAAAGACAAACTGCTATTATACTCCCTAGAGGTCACGGTAAGACTGTACTTACTAAATGTGACATACTTCAAGCTTTTTGTTTTACAAAAGAACCATTATTTTATGGTTGGGTTTCTGCTACTGCTAAACTTGCAACTGGTAATATGGATTATATTAAATATCATTTGGAATTCAACGAAAGAATTTTGTATTATTTCGGTAGTTTAAAAGGTACAAAATGGACAGAAACAGATATAGAGACTACAAATGGTTGTAAGCTTATATCTAAATCTAACATTTCTGGTATTAGAGGTGGCGCAAAATTACATAAAAGATATGACTTAGTAATTCTTGATGACTTTGAGGACGAAAATAACACCATTACACCAGAAGCAAGAGCTAAAAACAGCAACCTTATTACAGCTGTTGTTTTCCCTGCTCTTGAGCCTGCTACTGGTAGGCTTAGGATTAATGGTACACCTGTTCACTTTGATAGTTTCATCAACAATCTTATCGTTAACTATGAAAAATCTGTTAAACAAAATGAAGACTTTTCTTGGGATGTAGTTTTAAGAAAAGCTATTTTAAACGATGGGACTATGCTTTGGAATAGTTGGTTTGGTAAAAAAGAAATGGAGCGTAAAAAGAAATTCTACGCAGACTCAGGCCAACCTTACAAGTTTTATCAAGAGTATATGATGGAAGTTCAGTCTGCTGATAACTCTATGTTTACCAGAGACCATATTAAATACTGGGAAGGAAAATTTCAGTATGAAGAAGAAAGTGATATTTGTTTTTTGAATATAGATGGAGAACTAAAACCAGTAAATATTTTTTCTGGTGTAGACCCTGCTACAGATAGTGCTAGAAGAGATGCTGATTATAGTGTTATTGTTACTATAGCTGTAGATTCTGATAACAATATATATGTTCTTGATTATATAAGAAAAAGGGGGATACCAGTTTTAGGAATTCCTGGAGAAAAAAATCAAGGTATTGTAGATTATATGTTTGATTGCTCTAAAATGTTTCATCCTAGTCTTTTTGTTGTAGAAGATACTACGATGTCTAAGCCTGTTTTTCAATCATTAAGAGCAGAAACAAGAAGAAGAAATGATTTTTCAGTTAGATTTAAAGAAGAGAAACCTGGAACTAGAATGAGTAAAAGAGATAGAATACAAGAGATATTAGCTCAGAGATTTGCAATTGGTCAAATACATTTAAAGAAAGACCAATATGATTTAGAGCATGAAATAATAACATTTGGTCCTCGTATGGGACACGATGATGTTATAGATGCACTAGCATACGCATGTAAATATGCTACACCTCCTGTAGGTATACATGAAAATAAAAATGAAGAAAAAAGATTTTATAAAAAAAGACCTGCGCCAAAGTCGTGGGTCATAGCATAATGGAGAATTAATGGCTAAAAAACAAGATAAGATGGCTCAAAGAGTACAGGATGTTTTCCAGTACGCCAGAACAGAAAACAGAGTTCAATGGGAATACATTAACCAGAAAGGTTATGATTTTGCTAATGATAATCAATTAAGTTACGATGAAAAGATTGCATTAGAAGAACAAGGTATGCCTACATTTACTATTAACAGAATTATACCTGTAGTAGAAATGTTAAACTTTTATGCTACTGCTAAGTCACCTAGATGGCAAGCAGTTGGTACTGAAGGAAGTGATAGTGAAATTGCTTCTGTGTTTTCTGATATATCTGATTATATATGGAACCTTTCAGACGGAGATACTATTTTATCTAATGCTATAAATGATTCAGTAACCAAATCTATGGGATATTTAATGGTTACAGTAGACCCAGATGCTGACAATGGTATGGGAGAAGTAGTTATACAACAGCCAGACCCTTTTGATGTTTATGTAGATAACAAATCAAGAGATATATTATTTAGAGATGCTGCCTACATTCTTATCCGCAAAATACTACCTAAAGGACACCTTGTCCAATTGTTCCCTGACAGCAAAAGAAAAATAATGGCAGCATCATCTAATGAAACTGAGTATGAAAATTATTCAGAAAAAACTACTGATTTATCTCAACATGATTTTGGTTATAAAGAAATGAATGGAAATAATTCTTTATATAGTGAAGAAGAGAATGAACTTATAGAATTTTTTGAAATGTATGAAAAAGAAAAAGTTCCTTATATTAATTTATTTTATAGAATACCACCTGATGAAGCTAAAATACAAGAAATACAACAACAAGCTCAAGTTGTCGTTCAAAAAAAGCAAGTAGAGATGCAGGTTAAATTAAAAGAAACTACTATGGAAATGCAAAATGCTGTTCAGCAAGGCAAGATGCTTAATGAAAGAATGGAACTAGAGCTTCAAAAAGAACAAGAGATGATGCAAAAACAATTAGAATCTATATCTGTAGAAGTTAGACATCAACTACAAGAAGAGGCTTCTAAAGTAGATAATAAAATTATTACTAAAAAAGAATACGATGTTTTAATAAAGGATAACACCTTTAAAAATAATGTAGTTGAAGCAATTCCATTTCACAAAACAGTTGTTAAACTATGTTGCATAGTAGGTGATAAAACATTGTATGTTAAGTATTTACCTGTATCTGAATATCCTATTGTTCCATTTCATTATAAATGGACAGGGACACCATTTCCTATGTCAGCAGTTTCTCCATTAATTGGAAAGCAAAGAGAAATTAATAAAGCTCATCAGCTTATGATACACAATGCATCTTTAGGTAGTTCATTAAGATGGATGTATGAAGAGGGAAGTGTTGATACAGATTATTGGGAAAAATATTCATCAGCACCTGGAGCATTATTGCCTATGAGACAAGGTTATAACCCTCCAACTCCTGTTCAACCATTTCAGTTAAACAATGCATTTTTTAGTTTAACACAAACTGGAAAACAAGATATGGAATACTTAGCTGGTATATTTTCTTCTCAAATGGGAGATACTGGAGCTAGTAAAGATATGCCTTACAAAGGTATGCTAGCTATGGACGAATACGGAACTAGAAGAATTAAATATTGGATGAAACATTGCATTGAACCTGCATTAAAACAAGTAGGTAATGTAGTTAAAGAATATTCTCAATCTGTTTACACTGCTCATAAAACATTTAGAATAGTACAACCAAATGCTATACAAGAAGATAAACAAGTAGAAATTAATGTACCTATGTACAATGATTTAGGCGAAGCTATAGGAAAATGGAAAGATTATGCTTCTGCTAAATTTGATGTTAAAATAGTAGCTGGTTCTACACTTCCTATTAATAGATGGGCTTATTTAGCTGAATTAAAAGAGCTTATGGGTCTTGGGGTTGTAGATGATATAGCTGTTTTAGCAGAAACAGATATTAAAAATAAAGAAAATATTGTTAAACGTAAAAGTTTATATTCACAGCTTAAAAATCAAGTTGCAAGTAAGGATGAAGAAATTAAAGAGAAGGCTGGAACTATTGAAACTCTTACTAGACAGCTTGTTCAAGCAGGTATTAAAAATAAAATTATGCAAAGTGATGTTGAAGTTAATAAAAAGACTCATGATGCTAAATCTAATATCTACAAAGAAGAACTTGAAAATAGAGCTCAAATGAAACATTTTAGAAAAGAAGTTCAAAATGATGAAAATAAACTTAAACAAAAAAATAAAGACTTGGAAAAATAATAAGTTTAAACATATATTACATTCTATATAAAGGAGAAAAAACAAAATGAATAACGAAGAAAACATACAAGGTAACCCAAAAGCAGTAGAAGATAGTGTTTTTGGCTCCGACAGTGATGATTTCTTTTCTGCTCTTGACCAAAACGTTAATGGTTTAGTACAAGAGCCTGAAAAGCCTGAAGCACAAACTGAGGCAACCTCTGGTAATCAGAGCTCCAATCAAACAGTTGAAACTGAGGCAGCGGTATCACAAAGTTCAGAAGGTTCTGAGTTAGAAAGTCTGAAAAAAAGGTATAGTGATTCCAGTCGTGAAGCGCAAAGTTTAAAAGCCCAACTCAATGAGTTGAAACCTTTTGTTCCAGTGCTAGATGCGATGAAAAAAGACAATGGTTTAGTAAATCACGTTAGAGATTACTTTCAAGATGGTGGACAAGTTAATAAAGATATTAAAAAGCAATTAAAGCTTGATGATGACTTTGAATTTGACCCTGATGAAATGGTCGCTAATCCTGATTCTGATTCTCGTAAAGTTTTTGATAATATGGTAAATAATATCGTAAATAAAAAAGCTAACGATATAATGTCGCGACAAAATCAAGAAGCTCAACAAATGAGACATAATGATTCTGTTAAAAAACAAGCTAATGAATTTATGCAAAAGCATGGTATGACTGAACAAGAATTCCAAGCATTTGCTACAGAAGCTCAATCTAGAATTAGTGAGAAAGGTATAACTTTTGATGACATGTACGCAATGGTAAATCAAAATAAAGTTAATGCTAATGTTGCTAATGCTACTAAAAAAGACATGATTAATCAGATGAAGAATGTTCGTGACATACCTACTAGTGTCGGAAGTGCAAATAATGCTGGAAAAGTTAATGATATTAACGACCAAGCATTTGATGCATTACTTAACTCGGATGGAAATATCGAAGAACTGTTAGGTTAAGGCACTGAGCCAAACCTAACTTAACCCAAATCAAAGAAAGAAGGAGTTAGAAATGGCTTTAAATGATTACGTTCAACTGAGCGAATTGGGTGTTACCGATTTTGATAGCGGACAAGCTCCAGGAGCAGGCAATAGTCTGAATACTGGTGATTTAAGACGTAAATTTAATTTTGGTGACAGAGTTTCTGAGTTAGCAATAGCTCAAGACCCATTTTTTCGCTTTGTTAGTAAAGTAAGTAAAAAACCAACGGATGACCCTCAGTTTAAATTTACTGAAAAAAGAGGTTCATACCACAAAAGATACGCATATGTTGGAGCGGCTAAAAATAATAGTGGAAGCTGGGTTACTACAAGTGACTTAGGTGCTGCTAAATCATTAGGCGATTCAATATCATTACGTATGTTGACAGATTATAAAAATCAAGGCAATATACAAAACGTTCACGGAAATACAGATAATGAAATTAAAATAGGCGCAGCTGGTACGTGTCCTAAATTTTTCTTACCTGGTCAATTAGTTAAGGTTCCTGTAGCTACTTCAGCTGCTGGTGCAGTTGCTGATTATATGATTGTGAAAGTAACAGCATCTCCAATTGAATACACTTCAGCTGGAGCAGGAAACGATGCAACAGCTAGTTCTTCAACTAACCCAGATATGGTAGAAATTTCTGGTACAGTTGTAAGAGTTGCTTCAACTGCTGCTAATAATCAGTATTTAACAGCATTAGCCAACAGTGATGATGGTGCAACTGTTACACCTGCTGATGATGTAATTCATAGTGAACTAGAACAAAGAAGATGTTATGTGATGGGTAGTGCTCATGGCGAAGGTGAAGGTTATCCTGAGACATGGAAAGACCAACCATATAGCACAGCATATGGAAGAACTCAAATATGGAAGACTTCATGTGCAATGACAAACACTGCTCGTGCAACTTCACTTAAGTATGAAGGCAATGAATGGGCAAGAGTTTGGAAAGAAAAACTAATCGAACATAAGTTTGATTTAGAATCTTCTTTACTATTTGGTTCTCAAAGTGATGATTACTACACTACTCAAGGTGCTGTGGACTATATATTAGGATATGGAAATCAATTTACATTAGCTACTAGTACTAAAACAGCTGATAGTTTCTTAGATGACATGTCTAGCTATAAAGACCCAAGGTACAACAATGGTGGTGCAACTGTATTTTTTGTTAGTACAGCAGTTTATAACTGGATGCACAAATTAGGTGGTTACATACATAACAATTTATCATTAGGTAATGCTACTGATAATAGAGGTGCTATGTACACAGCTGATTTTGCAATGACTGGCAAGAAAAAAGTTCTAGGTGTAGATATTACTACATTCTCAACACCTTACGGTGATATGAATGTGGCTAGAAATATTCACTTAGATGGTACTAACATTGCAATGCTAGGTATTGATATGAAGAACTGTGCTTATAGACCTTTAGTAGGTAATGGTCTTAATAGGGACACTTCAGTCTATGTAGGTGTGCAAACACTTGAAAACTCTGGGGTCGACAGAAGAGTAGACTTAATCTTAACAGAAGCTGGGATGGAATGGTCAATGCCTGAATCTCACGCTGTCTGGTTAAACGCATAAGGAGGTAGATTATGAGTATTCCAATGTACGGACAAAATAAACATGGTGATAATCTAGACCAATTTGCTAAAGCACTTTCTGGCTCTAAAGCTTGGGACCCAAGTTCTATTGCTGATGGCGATGAAGAAGCATTAGAGATAACTGTTCCTGGAGCAGCTCTTGGTGACTTTGTCTTATCTAGTTTAAGTGTTGATATGTTAGATTGTGTCTTACGTGGAGCAGTTACGGCTGCAGATACAGTAACTCTAGTTATAGCTAATAATACAGGAGGTGCTATTGATATAGCATCTGGTACTGCATATTGCTTAGTTATTAAAAAAGCGTAGCGATTAAATAAAAAACGAGTCTGCCTTTCTTCTTGGTTGTTTCTCCAAAAAGAGAGGTAGGCTCAAACTTAAGGAAAATTAAATGGCAAATTTAGTAGTAACACATACAGAATCATTAACATTAAATGGTTCTCAGCAAGGCGGAACAACAACAGAAACTATTACTGGTATAAATCACGTATTCAAAAGAATTGTTAGTTGCGTAGCTTCTAGCGATTGTACTATAGCCACTTTTCAAACTGCAACACATACTGGAGATGGAGCTATAGACTTAGAAGATGTAAAATATATTAGAGTAACCAATTTAGAAGGAACTCATCCTTGTAATTTATCTTTACAAATAGCTGGAGCAGAAGATGGCGCAGCAAATATGTCTTCATCTCATTTATTACAAGCAGGAGAAAGTTTTATATTGCATGTAGTACATGATGGAATAGCTGTAAAAGATGATGCTGCTACTATAGTAGAATCTTTAACAGATTTAGAAAGTCTACTTGTAGACCCTTTAGCACAAGATGTTAAAGTAGAAGTATTTATTGCGAGCGCTTAATGGCAACTTTTGAAGAACATATAGAAAGTTTAACTCAAATAGATATAGGAACTACTACAAGTCCTTCTACATCTGATTTAACTGAAATATTAAAAGATACAGTTGTTATTACTGTAAATAATATTACAACTTTAAGACCTGAAGAAATGTTTAAATTTACTACTACAACAAATAGCACATCATCTGTTGCAAGATTAGGTAAGGTTCTTTCTGTAGTAAGAGAGCATGATAGTACATCAATTTTAAGGCCTGCAACAGCTATTAATCCTTCTTTAAGAACTTCAGCTGCAGATAAAGAAAGTTTAAATTTTAGGTCTAAATATAATCCTGGCTTTTATGAGTTAGACGGACAAATTTATGTAGTACCTGCTGCAGGAGGTAGTGATAATGATATAGTAGTTACACAAATGGTTTATGATACAGGAATTACAGCAGGAGATGATTATTTAAGTGGAGCTGTTGATAATTTTCCAACTGATTATGAACCTTTATTAGGACTTTATGCATCAGCAATGGTTTGTAATGCAAAAGCTATAGAGATAAATAATAACATGCCTTCTGCACCTACAGCACCTAATATGCCTGATTTAAGCATTGAAGGAGTTAAAATTCCTGAACTACCTGTTTTTGATATAGAGTCTCCTACTTCAAGTTTAAGTAATGCTCTCTCAACTATAAACAATGAAGATTTAGAAAAAGCTGATAAACTATTATCTGTATTTGATAAAGAATTAGACTTGTATTCAAAAAGAGTTGAAAATGAATCTAAGTTATATGAAAAAGAATTAGAAGTATTTAAATCAGATTTAGAAAATTTATCAAAAAATGCTGATAGAAAAACAAAAGTTGAATTAGATGAATATACAAAAGAATTAGAATTATATGGTGCTGAAATACAGTTTTTTAAAAATGATTTAGAAGAATCAGCTGTACAATATAAATGGTATTCTTCTCAGCAGGTATCATTTATGAATCAATATAATTCATTACTAGGTATAAAATTACCTAAAAGAAAAGAAGAAAAACCTCAAAAAAAGGGAGATGAATAATGGCTTACGAAAACGTAACAGGTAGCCTATCTTTTAAAATATTACCAGAAGAAATAAGAAAAAGATTTAAGGGTTCAATGTCATACAATGGTGTTGATGCTAATGACAAATGGATTTATAAAAAAGTTTTAGTTACTGAATCAGCTGCAGCTCTTATAGGAACAGCTGACGATTTTTTAACAGTTACAAATAATGCAGATGACCCTGCCGCAGCAACTGACAATGTTAGATTTATTATAATTAAACATACTGGATACATAAGTGTAAAGGAAACAGATATTTCTGCTTATGGTGTTTTAATATCTTTTGACAACACAGCTCCTGCATGGAATACTACAGCAGCTGCAGGAACACCTTTATTTTTAGCTCCTGGAGATACTATAGCTATAAAAATACCTAATACTCAGTTATCTGAATTAAAAGCTATTACATGTGCTATATCAAGTAACATTCCTAGCGGAGTAACAACTAGCACTCAAGATGCTTTAGTTGAGATTGCTGCTATAGTGGATGACGGAGCTTAATATGAAAATTAAAGAACTTATGGAAAGAGTAGGAACTAACGAAACTGGTAAAGCTGTTGCATATATTAAAGATGGTTTAGAAGAAATTAATATGCTTACAGAAACTCATACTAGGGTTGAAACATTTGATATATCTGCAAATAAAAGATTTTATACTCTTCCTAATGAAATGATAAAAATGATTGACATTAGAGTTAAGAATCATTTAAATTCTAAAGATGAATACAGAAGTATTCCTAGAATGATACATCAACCAGTAACTAAAGATGCGGATGAAATATAATGGCTACAAGTAAAGAATATGCATGGTATATAGAAGGTAATGAAATAGCTGTCGTTGAAAAAGATGTTAGTTTTGATAATGATGTTAACAACAAAGATTACGGTCCAGGAGCATCTCGTCAAAAATGGAATTCACCTAAAACTACTATAGCAGATGGATTAAAGGTTAAATATGTATATGCTCCTAATTACATTATTAACAGTACAAGTCAAACTAGTGATGATATTACTACTTATTCTTCATCTGGTTCTGGTAAGTTAGTATTAGCAAGCACTGTTGGTAGCGCTGATTTTACTAATGGAACTAATGTTACTAATATGAGTGCTGTTACTGATATAGTATTAACAAATGCTGGAAAATTTAATGGTCATCATAAAATAACTAATGTAACTGCAACAGCTCTTTTAACTGATACTGCATATACAGGAACTACAAATTATGTTACTTTTGAAGAGGCAGTTGTTATGTATTATAATATATCAATGTTAGAAGATGAATCATTTGATTTAGATTTACCTTTATATTTACAAAAAGCTTTAGTTTACTATGTTAAAGGAAAATTAGCTGAGGATGCTGGAGAACTTAAATTACGAGAATACGCAATGAGAGAATTTAAAAAAATGATAGAGAAACACGCAAATTCAAGAATAAGTGGTGTCAGAATAACAACTTCTGGTTCACACGCAATAAGATAAATAAACAGTACATTCATGCTCTTGCCAGAGCTTTAAGTACACTCAACAAAAGGAGAATAAAATGGCAG